GAGTGTAAAGACCAGGATTGAAGGAGAGAGTCGAAAAGGAGACTGTGTTGACAGTTCTGGTGACGTTGAGGCCAAAGCCTTTGCCGAATCCGAGCTTGATTCCGTAGCCGATACCATAGTCGATGTCTCGGCCATTGGCCTTGCCTTCACCGGTGACGACGTTCTGAAAGATGGCGCCAGCCTCCATTGCGCTTGCACTGATTGACGACATCGCCAGGGTACAGTTTGCTGCGAACAGCATCAGGGAGATTTTGAAAAACTTTTTCATTTGATTTTTTTTTGGTTTGATTATTGGAACGAAAGAACATGGGTAATACACTGATAAACGCAAGGGCGGCAACCACTTCTGCCACCCCTATTGCGTACTGCCAAAGCATTATTTGTCTACGGCGACAATCTTCTCGAATGCTGGAGCGAATTTCTGAATGAAATACTCCCTCTGGCTTTCCAGGGTTCCGAGGGCCATCCGTGCCTCAGTAATCTTTCTGTCGAGCAGCTGAAGAACGTTCTCCTTGGTGAAGAACTTCTCATAGTCGTCGTAAGGAATGATCTCGTATTCAGAGTTTTCCTTGGTGATCGTGACGAAGTCGAACGTTGCAGCGTTGTAGCTCAGGGTGAGAGAAAGAACAACGATGGCCGGTCTCTCTTCAAAGTCATGGAAAGCTACAATGACTCCGGCCATGACTTTTGCCTCTGAATAGCTACCTTTTTTCTTCAGAAGTTTGACAGCATCACCGACCTTGAAAGTTGTGACGACCTTCGCCTCTTTGGCTTCTACGACCATTTCGATGTTTCCGATCCTCACAACTTTGCTGTTGGGAGCGATAACATTCTGTCTGATTTCGATTGATCCACTCATGGTGATTAGTTTTAAGTTTTAAGCTGAACGCCTATCGTTCCGCCTTTATTAATATAATATAACTTTACTTACGCGCAAAATTTATTTTTGACTACTTTACCAACTCCAAGCAAGCGTTAGCAATGTTAACCTTGATGTTAGATCTGTCACCAAGATGCGCTCTTACGAATGTTTTCGATCTGTCTCCGTTTACATAGCCAGCTTCATGGTCTGAATACTGGCTGTAAGCATTTACCAAACCCCATGCCGTACCTTTGGAAGAAGTGAGGTTGTTTCCGATTGATTCACTTTCGTAAAGAGACATAATTCGACGGATGGAGCTTGAAGACTCTTCCACCTCTTCTTTGGTCATCTTCTGGCCATCTTCTGTCTTCCACTCTTTTTTGATCTGCGAAACCAGAATGTCGAGCGCCGTTTCCCTGTCCAATTTGATTCCTGCCAGGGTTCGTGCGTCGGTTATGAACTTGCCCCACACATCTTCAACCAATCCTGCCTTGAGCTGGGCATCTTTAGAATTGAAAATCTTATTGTGAGGAACTCGAACAATCGCCTTCTTTCCTGTTGCTCCGATGGACATCCTCAGGGTATTCCAGCAAACAACTCTGATGCTGGTCAGATGCACGCAGGTGGCCATTAAGCCGTCAACGCTGGATACGATCAATGCGTATGGAGCGACCATATCACCGTCACCGACATCTTCTGTTCCAGCAGTTTTTGCCAAAGCCCAGAACATTGTTCCTCCGAACAAACATCCGGCAGTCTCCATGCTGAATCCGTGATGTTCGATCAGATTTGAGAAGAAATCGATCATCATTCCAGGCTGAACAACCTTGTATTTTGATCCAACGATGGAAAGAGGGAATTTGTTGTCTGATCTGAACAACGTTTTCTTTCCGGGGAAACGAGCTTGCGCAATTGGATATTCTGGCAATTCGCTGTCATACTCAAAAATTGATGGGCTTGCCAAAGCTTCCCATTCCATTCCTGCCTCTCGCTTCCAAGTTTCGGCATCAGAGTATGGAGTCATAAGCTGACCCATTCCGTGCCAAGGTCGAGCGCCAACAAATGCTATTGCTGGCTTATCACCAGTCTGATCAATTTCGTGTGCCATGACTTTCAATCATTAATTGTTTTATATCATCTTGGAAATGCGATGAACAAACAAACTTGATGTCTACTTCGACATTCGGTCCTGATTCTGACTCGGAAACTCCATTGATTGATACTTCAATCTGATTCCGATTCAAATTCTTAATAAAGCAAGTGTGCATTTTGACTTCAGCCAGGAACTCAAGTAACCAGTCCATCGTTAATCTCCTTTTTCTTTAATCTTAATATAAGTTAATTTTTTCGACCGAGCAAGTTTTATTTTTTGAACTATATCAATTCATGACGTTCACATCCGTCTTGTCCTGAGAAATGTATATTGTGATCACAAGAACACCAACCTTCATTCTGATCATAATCATCAAGTAGATGGAAAGATGTGCAATTGCAACACCATCTTTTGACACTTATTGATTTAACATATCTTGCGCAATATGAATCATAATGAACAAAATGGCTGTTTTTATCGCACCAGGAAAATGCTGATCTGGAATTAACTATTATGAATGCTTCACAATCTTTGCATCTCATTATTCGCCATCCTCAAAATGCTCATGATCAGGATCTGATGCGTCAAATATATCATTGATCAGATCAAAAAGATATGGCCTGAATATTTTTGGATCTTCTGGAATGGGATTTGCTTTGAGCTTAGATATCAATGCATTGAAATGCAGAACGTCAACTCCAATGAGCTGATCTTTCAACACCTCAACACTATTTAAATCAAGATTTGAAACATCATAAATCATCTTCAAGTATTCAGATGCTCCGCAGGTCCATCCTCTCTTTATGAACTTGCGTGTTCTTATGATCGAGCTGAGTGGATACCTTGAGCCGATATATTTCAGCTCTTTGGTCAATATGCATTGCATTGCAAATGTATCAAGAACCAAACCTTTGCTTGTCATATAAGACTTTACATGAGCAAAGTCAAAATTTTTATGGATTTCTTCTGGTGATCCTGTGAAGCGGGTGATGAACTGAATGCCGTCTGACAAGGTGACTGCATTATCAGTTATTGCGATTGGCAGGTAAGTTCCTTTGTCAGGTTTCTTTTTGGCCCTCAAGATTCCGTTGCTTCTGATGAATGTACGAACTCTTGTAGGATCTTTTTCATCAATTTTCACATACACATTGTCTTTATCAGTCTCTGAAAGCTTCGAGACATAGTATTCAGCAAGTTCTTTGCAGAATTCGGCATTGGAGAAGTAAACATCAAAGTCATTCGGTTCTTCCTGAAGCAACATCGATACTATGCTTCCGCCTGTAACAATATAATACTTTTCGATGCCATCAGCAAGTTTTGCATAATGATTCAAAGATTTGTCAGTCTTTGAGTAATCGATGATGGTCTTTTTCCAAGCATTGATTTTTGCTTTGATCGTTAGTTCGATGGTTTTCTTTTTCATTTTTAGCTTGGTTCGATTTCAGTATAAGTGTTACATTTTGGGCATACCCACATTTCGGTGACATATCCTGATTGCGAATGTTTATCGCAAACATATTTTAATTCAGTTTCGCATTCAGGGCACACAGGTCGTTCAGAGCATTCTGAATCGTTGCTTGTCATGGCAGTTCCTCGTTTGCTGTTTCTTTTTTCTCAACGAATCCGTTGCAATCGTCAACAACTTTGATCATGCTGCCATCTTCGGCAACTTTGGTGATATAAACTGGATCACCAAGACAACATGCGTAATTAAAAAGGCAATGATCGCAAATATTCATCTTGCCTCCAACCAACGCTTGAACAACTCGGTATAGTTGCCTTTATCATCCTTGAATATCATCTCATGCTTGAACCTGTTGCACGGCATCGCTTCGTGCTTCAAGGAGAAAAGGTGGATGGAGCAGTAAGGTGATTCTTCCCTTATTTTTGATTCATGCTTGTAGATGCATGACAAGCAGCTCGGTGATTTGCTGGCCATATTATTGCTCCTTTTTGATTATTTCGACAATTCTGTATGCGCGTATCGCCTTTCCACGAGAGCGGTCATGATTTACTCCATTGACTACTGCGAGAACGTGACCTCTGGTGAACATGAGATAGGTTTTGCCATCCCTCCATTCATCAGGGTATCGATCCATATGGTGGGTGGTGACGTTTTTCAGAAGCTTTGCGTTACCAGGATAGCTTTTGATAATATTCTTGATATTAACTTCTACTATTTCAAAACCAAGGCTTCTTATGATCTCAATGATTATTGATGTCAGAACTCCAGCTTTAGTTCTTCCGTGCAGCTCACAAAGTCTCTTTGCCTCATGGTATCCTATTCCTGTAACAATGCTGATCGCCTTAATTGCGCAATCATTGTATTCACCAAGTTTTGCCGCCTCACTCTGAAGCAGCAAGTATTCGACGCTGTAGCAATTTTGTACAATTCTGCCCATGGTTATTAGTTTTGATTATATCGCCTTCCCTATAAAATTAATATAGGATAAGATTTTAGAATTTCATAAGTTTTTCTTTGACAAATCATAGTTATTTTTCCATATAAGCTGTTTGATAACTTTTATGTCCTTCCATATATCATCAAGCATTACATTCTTCCATATTGCATACCTGCCAAGCGAAAATACACCATAATCACGAGTAAGCAAATATATGCAGTGTTTCCTGAATTCATCATCTATCGGAGCAAACTTTCCATTCTCTTGAATAGTTTCATCTAAAAATTCAACTTGGTCTGAATACTTTATTCCAAATGCAGCAATTGCTTCGCTTGTTGCAGCTCCAACAGATGATGATATGTCATTATTTATCATTTCAATAATAAGCATATTTCCAGTCAAAGATGCTCGGTAAATAGAATTGTTGTAATCAGGAAAATAAACTGTTTGATAAACATCACATCTTTTAACCCTGTATCGTATGATTCTTATTTTTTCACTTTTGAACATTTTGAATTCATCAGCCTTCATATGCTGCAAACAACTTATCATCTTATGCATTGGCATAGTGCTGATCAATTTATCTTCATTCAATCCTGATCGCTCTTGTTCAAAATCAAATTCATAATGAATCCTGTCATTATATCTTTCAAGCAAAATTTCATGGAAGTTTTCAGGAGCGATGAACCGAGTGCAAGTCTCCATATTCCATATAGATCGATCGTCTATCGTATTGGCGACTTTTGTTGAATACTGATTGCAAAGCTTTATGTTTGGCTCTTTAAATCCACCTTTGCTCCATATGCCCTTATGTACGGTTACTTTCTTGAATGGAATGCCGAGGTGATCACCTATATCTGAAGTTCTGAATCTTAGCAGGGCGCGATGCGGCTTGATATCGCCTTTACTTGACTTTTCGTAAATAATTGAATCAGGGAAATGAGATGATGCAAGAAGTCCTGAAAGTCCAGCGCCGATGATCGAAATTGATTGGTTTTGCATGATACTTATTATTTATTTATGTTTATACATCCTATGCCGGACTTGCTTTTCCCGCTACCTTATAATATATTAAAAGGAAAGGAGCCGAAAAAGTATTTTATTTTTCTAAAACGTTTTAAAGTTACTCGCCTTTCCTTATATTATAAGGGTTCGGCAGTATATAACTAATAAATTGAATCATGCCTACAGTCTACGTCACTCAGATTCCCATTCGCAAAGATAAGCAAACAGGGGATTACGTACCTTCACTCAACATATCTCCTGCATCGGAGTTCGGAGCAATAGAAATTCTGATGCCTTCGCAAGTCGGATATATTCATATCCCAACTCTTTTTACCACACTTCGAGAAAAGCTCAGCAGCTATAACGCTGAAAATGGCGACGTTCTTTTGCCATTGGGCGATCCAGGAATTATTGCGGCTTCGACAGCAATACTTGCAATCGAATATGGAAACTTTTCGATCCTGAAGTGGGAGCGAAACCTTGGAAGGTACGTTTCCACTCATTTCGATTATAATTTATATATGGAAAACAAAAGTTGGGCTTCCAAATATGAATAAAGAGCTTGTACAAATAACTGATATGAGCCAAGTAAAAGTTGGCACAGTAATTCAGGAGGGGACTGTTCTAAGAATGGTTCTCAAAATTGAAGAGAGCGTAAATTCATATAGTAAGCACTATTATGTTTCTCATGGAGTAAAGATCACCGATGTTGAGCAGACTCCACAAGCCATAGTTGCACGGCGGGAGCTTAAAGTCATACAGTATCTTTATTCTTCCGATGAATTTATAAATCCATCTTTCCGTACATTTAGGGTTACATTCAAAAACTAAAAAATGCAAGCAAAATGAAAAAGATTATCACACTTTACAAGAAAATCGAATCACTCGATGATCTGCAAGTTGGCGACATAATGATAAGGGCCAAAATTGATGCAGATGGCCGTGCCCTTGCTACTTCAGGATGTGAACGGCCAGTTCTTTCTCAGAGAATTGGCGGAATCATTGCAATCGGCTACGACAGTGAAAAAGACGCTTTTCGCAGGGCAACTTGGGTTACACTTCAATTCCTGAATGAATGTGGATACCACCTCTTGGTAACTTCCGAAGATGAAGGAGAGTGGTTTGATCGTGAAGAAGCGGTAAAAATTCTTCATGCTGGAGGTATAGTGACTGATGAGGATGGAAGTGATTACTGGTATGACGAAAGAGGTGCTATGAAATATCGCACATCAAAAAGCAAGACTATATATCCAAGGGATTATGGCCTTCCTGTTGAAACGAAGCTTTACAAAGTTTGGACATCGAACAGTAAGATTTCTAAACAATGAATAAAGCTCTTGTTCAAATAAATGGCTTTTCAGATATAAAAATTGGAACAGTTTTTGAGAAGTCAGGAACTTACAGAATGGTTCTCGGATTCAAAACTTACCATGGCGTTCGTCGTGCATTGGTCAGCGATTTTGTTAGGGTAGACTCTGTTGATACAACTCCGAAAGCAATATCGGAAAGACAAGAATTGAAAAGGCCAACATTTTTGTTCAAGGAAGAAGATTTCAAGAAGCATAAATGCCAAAAGGTAACATTCAAATGAAAAAGAAGGTTCTTATACCAATTTGGGGTTGGAATGACCTGAAAGAAGGATCAATTTTCCAAGAAGGCAAGGTTTACAGAAAGGTTCTGAAATTCATCGAAGAAGGAGGTGTCAAAAAGGCCGTAGTTTCATATTTCGTTTGGGTAAATGAAGTTGATGAAACGCCAGAGGCCATATCCGCACGGCCCGAGCTTGCAAAGCCGTGCTACAAGTTTGAACTGAAAGGTTTTACTCAATTCGGATCAAAAAGGGTTACATTCGTAGATGAACCAAATTAAAGAGTCGACAGCTGGACAGAAAAGGTCAGGTTGGCTTTACAACTTCAATCAATTGCAGGATATCAAAGAAGCTATGGATAAGCGTGGAGTAAGTCTCAGTTTGGAGACTATCGAAACGATGATCTATTCTCTTGAAAAGCTTGGTTTCTTGCAAATCAACAGAGGGTAAAAGATTGATTACTTTAAGTGATATTGCAGTTGCCGTAAAAGAAGTTGATATGATCAACGAGGCCATAACTCTTCTTACGGATGAAATTGCAAGGCTTTCAAAGAAAAAAGCGTTGATTGAAGAGGAAACGATTCCTTCATCGTTTTTCGAGCTTGGAATAAAGTCAATCAAGCTTGAGGATGGGAGAAGTGTAAAGGTCAATTTGGATGTCTATTCAAGTTTGGCTAACGACAACAAACCTGTTGCTTATCGATGGCTTGCTGAACACAACTTTGGTGGTCTTATCAAAGTTCAAATTGTCGCTAATTATTCAAAGGGAGAAAGAGAAAAGGCTGAACAAGAGTATGCAAAACTCATTGAAGCCGGTGTTGATGCAGGTCTGAAAGAAGATGTGCATCATTCTACGCTTGCGTCATTCTTGCGAGAGCAGATCAAAGCTGGCAATGACCTGCCACTTGATATTTTCGGAGCAAGATCTGTTTTCAGAACGAAAATCAAATAATCACCTACTAACTGAATTCATTATGTCCAAAGAAGAAAAGGCTGCTGCCAAAGAAGAAAATGCATTGGTCAATCAGAACAATGCACTTGCAGAAGTTCCTGAAACGATCGATTTTTCAGCTGATGCTGGTGGAGGCATGGAAGAGGTGGACAAAGATACCTTTGCCATTCCTTTTGTCGGTATTCTCCAGTCAAACTCGCCGAAATGCGAAACTGTCGAAGGTGCCAAGGCAGGAAAGTTCATCAACTCCATCACCGACGAACTTTTCGATGAACTCTATGTCATTCCCTGCGCCTATACAAGGCGTTACATCCGATGGGCACCAAGGGCGACTGGCGGCGGTTTCAAGGGCGAATACATGCCTATCGACATCGAAGCTGGCAAGGTCGAGGGGTGCAAAGAATATGATGGCACCTATATGTTCGACGTTCCCGAAGGCGCCACCAGATACGACAAAGATCAGAAGCCGCTGTTCGATGTCGCCAGAGATACCAGAAATCACTACGTTCTCGGCAAGTCCAGTGATGGCTCGTGGTTTACCGCCATACTTTCTCTTTCGAGTTCGATGGTGAAAAGGTCAAAGCGCTGGATGTCTCGCATTTACGGCATCGAAATGAAGGATGCCAAGGGAAAGGCTTTCAACCCTCCTTCATACTCTCATATCTACAAGCTCACGCCAGTCAGGGAAGAAAAAGGTGGTGACAAGTGGTGGTCTCTGGAGGCTTCACTTGTGGGTCCTGTTACCGACAAGCATGTGTACGACAAGGCGAAAGAGTTCAATCTCCAGGTTACTGCCGGTCTCATCAAGGCTGTTCCGATGCAGGATGAAGTTACCTCATCGAAGAAGGCTTCCAATGATGATGATAGTGACCTTCCGTTCTGATACACTTGAGAGGGCGATTCCCGGTCAACGTTGGCCGGGATTTTTTATCAGTAAATAATTAATCATTAATCATTAAACCTCCAAAGATGTCTCATACGATTGTATGCCCCCATTGCTCAAATGTCATCACAACAGAAATATCAAACAAATCAGATGCAGAAGACTGTGATGGTGAAGACATCATTTGTCATCATTGCGGAAAAGAGTTTATGATCAACATCAACTGGTCATGGTCGATCTCAACAGTAAAAATTGAAGAAAATGCAACAATTTAAGGTTGACACCCTTCGTGCAGCTCTTGAATATGCTGCAAAAGGTTGGTATATTTTCCCTCTACATTCAATCGATGAAAATGGACATTGCACTTGCGGAAGTGAAACTTGCACTGACGCTGGTAAGCACCCCAGACGTGAGCTGGTTCCAAAAGGTCTGAAAGCTGCCAGCAGGGATCTGTCCTTGATCGAAAGATGGTTTCATATTGAAGGTGAACCTTCGAACATTGGAATCGCGACAGGTGAAATCTCTGGAATCACAGTCATAGATATAGACATTGGCGACGGAAAGGGTGGAGCTGAATCATGGCAGGAGATCGTTACAGAGCATGGTGAAGTTCAGACCCTTATGGCATCAACAGGTTCTGGTGGTGTTCATATGATATTTTTGTACAATTCAGCTTTGAAAACTGCCTCCAATGTTCTTGGCAAAGGCATAGACTGTAGAAATGATGGTGGTTACATTGTTGCTGCTCCTGGTCGTCATCGCAGTGGTGGCGTTTATTCATGGGTTGATGAGTCTGTGGAAATTCGTTCTTTGCCCGCCCACATGGCTCGAAGAAAAGAAACACGTGGAAGGCCAAAAAAGGGTGACCTTACCAAGGCCAAGTATTCTCTCAACACCGTGCAGGACATGCTGTCTGTGGTTCCGGCAGACGACCGAGACACCTGGAGAAATGTAGGAATCATTCTCGGAAGGGAATTCAAGCGTTCAGATGATGCCTGGCTTACTTATATTGAGTGGGCCGAAAAGGGAATGAAAGATGGCAAAAAGGGCAGAAATCATGATAAGATCATGCATGAAGCCTTTTATGAAATATCTGCTATCGACACATCTTCTGGAAGTCTTACGATGGGAACCATTGTTAAGATGGCTCTTGAAAATGGCTGGGCCCCAAAAGCTGGTGACGTTCCTATCGAAAACTTCATTTATTATGGTCCTGGAAATAACTACATTTATCGGCCAACTGGTTCAGCTTGGGTTTCCAGTGCAGTGGATGTGGCAGTTTCACCTGTAAATGAAGATGGCAAGATTTTGCAAGCTTCTGACTGGCTGAAGATGAATCAGCTTGCGACGTCTATGACATGCGACCCTTCCATCGAAGATGACTTTGTAAAAGGCTTCGACAACCGACACGGTGAAATATGCAAGGTTCCTGGCTCAGCAATATACAACAACTATATTAAGCCGACCATCGAGCCTGGAGATTCACGATTAGCTCAACCGTTCTTGGAGCATTGCGCAAAGGTGTTCAACAAAAAAGGTGATTGCGAGCAGTTCTTGAATTACATGGCTCATAGGGTTCAGAAACCATGGGAAAAACCAAGGTTCGCTCTTTTGATTGCAGGTAGCCAGGGAGTTGGCAAAGATACAGCAATTGAAATGTGTGGTCCAGCAATCGGAACTTGGAACATAGCGAACATCGATCCTTCTGCATTTGAGAGTCAGTTCAATGAATACGCGGCTTCCACTTTGGTGCGTATCAGCGAGGCGGCCAATCTGCACGAAATGTCGAAATGGGCTTTCAATGAACGTACAAAAGTGCTGATTGCAGGAACTCCTGATGTTATGATGATCAATTATAAGTACGGAATGAAAAGTCCTATCAGGATGTACTGTGGAGTTGTGATTACCACAAATCATCTTGGTTCCGGTATATACATTCCTGCTGACGATAGGCGATACGATGTTATTGAGACAGCATCAATGGAAGAAATGGGAATTGCAGACATCGATATAAGACGACAATATTTCGATGATTTATGGAGTTGGTTCCTATTGCATGGCGGAGATACACATGTTGCGGCGTACCTTGCCAATCGTGACATTTCTGGATTCTCGGCATCCAATGGACAACGCAAGACTGATGCTCATAAGACTGTTGTTGCTGCTGGAATGTCGTCTGATGAATGGCTTGCAGACATTCTTGATGATTTGCAGGACGTTGAAAACGCGCATGGGCGTGGCAAGCTGTTCGCCGTTCGTGGAGATGTTATAACATCCAAGGCTGAACAAAAAGGTGAAAAGGCCGGAGATGTGAAAAGGAAACTTGGCGCATCGTTGGGCCGTGCCGGTTTCCAGATTTACAGAAATCCTGATCGACAGGATGGCCGTTGGCTGATCGAAGGCAAGCGCACGACGGTATATGTTAAGAATGATGCGCCTGAAGGTATAATTCCAAATCAAATTGACGCTTTAAAGGAGATGTTCTAATGGAAGAGCCGCAAAAAGTATGCTATGCATGTGCCGGAAGAGGGGTGAACTATGGGCGGACATGCGATGTTTGCAATGGTGAAGGGGTCGTTCCTTTGCACGTTTTTGGTCCGATTGATGTTGATTCATATGAATCACCGTTCGTCGTGCAGTTTAGGGCCTTGCAAAATGTAATTCATGAGAATGCATTGAACAAAGGTTTTTGGAGCAATAACGATAACAAGGGTGAAAAAATATGTTTAATGCATGCTGAGTTATCTGAAGCTCTGGAAGCTATAAGGGATGGCGACCCGCCTGATAAACATTTGCCTCAGTACCCATCTTCTGCCGTTGAATTGGCAGATGCTGTTATTCGTATTATGGATTACTGTAAGCGATACAATCTTCCTCTTGTAGAGGCAATCTTGGACAAAATTGATTACAACCGTTCCCGGCCATATAAGCACGGAAAGGAGTTTTGATGTTCCAGTTTGAAGAATGGACAGTCGGTCTTGCATTCAATGAATGTGGGAAAGCAGTTGAAATTGATTCTCCAGGCTATGAAAGGTCAAAACTTTCTATAAACAAGCAAACAGGAAATCTTTATGCAACATTCGGTCCTGTGGCTGAAGAGTGGCCTTTGCTGTCTTATTACATCATTTACGATGAAGAAGGGTTTTTCAGGTATTCTTCAAAAATGAATCCTGTAAAGCTTTGCAAGGGTGATATTGCAACTGTTATTTTCCCATTTATGTGATTTTCCTTCCGCCTTCCGCCTTTCGACCCTTCCGACCTAAAAATTTAGCCCGTTTTAACATGCGAGAACGGGCTATCTCCCCTTCTTTAATATAAATATATGCCCTTAAAAAGTGCTTCGTATAACGTGTATTTTTAATCAGCGCCTATATTATGTTTATTCGATCCGAAAAGTTATCTTATATTAGGTTTAAGAATAGGCAACAACTAAACGGAGACTACAATGGCTTTCAAAATTACCAGATTCGACGAGAAAGGAAAAGTCAAAAAAGTTGACTACTTCTTTTCCTTGAATACTGTTATATTCGTAGCTTTCGGAGAAAAGGACTTTGAATTTATGAAAGAAGAGGTTTACGGTTATATGAATGAATGCGCATCTTACAGCAGCGGAATATCGTACATGAGAGATGGAACGATAGAATACACAGAAGGATGCTTCATAATCGAATTAACAGAAGATGTGTAATCTTTTATTTTGACCCTATAAAAAGTTAAGCTATATTAAGTTATAGGGTTTCGATAGCAGTCAATTTAATCAAAGGAGTCAAAATGCCTTATTACATGGATATCGAATACGCAAATTCAGATTTTCTGGAGCAGGAAGGCATTCATTGCGAGGGCGAGGAAAAGGAAATGGTAACTATCGGACCAAAAAACGAGTTCTTCGAGTTGCTTCAAGGTGTCTTCATTGCTACCGATGCGACCATGCTGGAGTTGGAGAACGAAGTTCTGACTAACTACGCAAAGATGGATGGAGATTGCATTCTGTATCCTATAAAGGAGGCAACCTCTCTGAATGATGTCTTCTGCTACAAACTTTATTTCAAACCCTAATCAACTAACGATGAACATTGCATCTGTACGACCACTTTTCATTGTAGACGTAATCAACTCTGTTGGAGGTCTCTGCTCTACAATCTTGGCCCATGTCGAGTCGAACGAAGATATCATAGTCATGAGGAATCTCATTACCTCTGACTCAAACAGGGTTAGGTTTGAAAAGATTTTTGGCCCTATTCAGTTTGTTGAGCGAGAAGAGGCAAATGAATATGAAGAGGAAAGCTATTTTGAAAAGAATAGCAGTCCGATTCGATTCGGCAGACCAAAGCTTATGACAGGACTCAAAGGTCGCCTCAACACTTTTACGCAGGAGGTCTGATGGATCAGCATGAATTTCAAGTCGGCGATCAGGTTATATATGATCCAAATGAAAAGTGGTGTTCTTTATGTTCTAAAAAGGTGGAGGTTGGATTTATATACTCCATAAGAAAAGATGGAACGATCTTTTGTAGATTTTTCAGAATGTGGAGTGGACCATTTACCGCCGATGGCCTAAGGACAAGGTGTAATTCAGAAAACACTCCTGCAAGATTTCTGAAGCCTTGGCACTATGTTGAGCAGGATGTTGTTGATAATATTATCATTGAACTCCATAATGAAATAATGGATCATGAAAAGTGATTTGGATCTTGACAAAATTGTGGACCAAGTTCCACCAGGATTCACTAAGCACGACGATGATTCCGCGTACTTTCCAAAGGGAGTGAAAGAAGATACGCGAGTCAGTGTGATCATCGAATGCGAAGGAACCCTTGCTTTATGTCACGGCAGGGCCGAAAGCTTTGGTTGGCTTATCGATCATAAGCCTGGAATATGCCCAACTCCAGCTCCCATAACCCATTTCAAAGTCATAGAATGAAACGTGTATTAAAATTGATGTCGAAATGCCAGCCTGAAAAACCTGGATACTACTGGTATTTTCATGAAGATTACGAGCGTGATGGAATACAGATTGCTTTATTTGATGTAGGTTGGTATATTCCAGGCGTAGAGCATTCTGTAAAAACTCCAACTCATTGGCTTGAGGTAGGACAAAAACCTTCGCTTCCATGAATAAGACCATTTATTTGAATTCAGAATCTTTGGTTAAATATACATTCTTGGTTACGCCAAAGATGCATATCAAAGGTAATTCCAGGCAGCGGCGTCGTTGGCTTCGACGGCAAGAAAGGATCAAGGACTTTGTAAGGCAAGATATGATTCGAGAAATCAATAAATCAATATCAGAAATGATATATGGAGGAAAGAAGAAATGAGAAGCTCAAAACCGAAATGTAATACTTGCATGGATCATGGCGAATTGCACGATGGCGGTGGAGTTGTAAAATGTCCTGACTGCAAGCCAGAACCTGATCCGAAGCTTTCTGCCGATTTGATCGGTAAATGCGGTTTTGCTGAAAATAGGTTGATACGGAATCAAACAGATATCTTTGAGAAGATGGCTGATGATGAGGAAAAGTGGCCAAAATGGGATGCCAAAACTTACCACGACGCGAGCATCAAGCAGCTTGTCGAACAGCATAACTCCAGTGTTGGCCGCTTGGTTGACAGGCACAACGACGAGATCGATAAGGATAGTTTTGAATCAGCAAATTTGCGCATACAGCTTTCCAGAAAGGAACGGGAAATACGTAAGCTGAAAATTCAGAAAACAGGGCTTCTTAACGTGGCAAAAACGTTGTTGTTTGCTATTAAGAAAATGAATCCTCACCATTCTTGGATCAACGGTGCTGAAATACGCATAAAAAGATATGGAGGCGAGTAATGGAATTGAAAGAAATTCAGGCATGTCGGATTGAGCTTGAGAATGATATTGCATTGTCAATAATGAAGTTTATCGCTGAAACAGGAATTTCTCCAAGATCAGTTGAGATACAAATGCTTCGCGTCAATGCTTTTGGAAAGCCGATAACGTATACTGTCGGCCAAGTGGTGGTTTCAATCGACATCTGATAAAATATATAACCTGAGGCTAATATGTATAGAGATTTAATATTGGTTGCTGTATCATCGTTGACCTTCATACTCATCATCATCCCTTGGTTGCCAGGCGCTTTATGGTGGTTAGCAACAAAACTGATCAGATACGATGCTTATTTGAACTTTATAACAAAATTCTGGGAGAACCTTAAATGAGCATATTGGAACACCGGACTGATATGGAAAAAGAGTTAGACGCTTTATCCAACACAATCTCCGACATCAGCAAGGTGCTGGGAGGTGGGGAATGAAACAACGTGTGTGGAGTTCCGAATACAACCAATGGGTCGAGGTTAACGTAGTGACGAAGGAAGAAAAAGAAGAGAGGCTGAGAAAGCTAAGGCATTACAATTTTTCGAAAGGTAAAAAGTTTGCGCTGTGGACACGGATAAAAAAACTCATAGCAAAATATGGAGGGCATGGAAAATGACTGACATACGAGACACTGGAGCGATGAACGATCAGCCAGTTAGTGACGCGCTCGCCGACTTTTTTCTTCGCCAGCGACTGTTCGACAGCCGGAGGCGTATTAAAGAACTCGAATCCAAGCTCGCCGCGCTGACAGCGGACTTTGAGCAGGCGAAAGAAAACGCAGAAACGAACGCAAGACTTCTCAACGAATCTCATGGTAAGCTCGCCGCCATGACCACGCCGCGCGAGGGTGACGCTGTGATGGATGCTATTGCAAAAGCAGAGGATTACGAATACAGTAACCGTGGAGACTGTGAGGGGCATAATCCTGAAATAGAATACATCCGCCAAGTATACCAAGCCAAGTATACGAAGTGGGAAGCGGAGATCGCTGCGCTACGCACACAAATTCCAAGGATAGTAAAACCATTAGATATTGAGGTTTATGAATCAGGACACGGTTGGTGGCGTCGTGCGTGGTCATGCCCTATATGCGGAACTGAAACATCAAGATTCGGCAAACATCAGGGCGTTATACCAGATGGAGATAAATATTGTTCTTGCGGAGTAAAATTTGATTGGTATTATAAAGCTGAATCATGAATTTCCATATAATAATCAAAGTAATATTATGAAACCTTCATCGCTCAACGCCCGTCTCAAGGCATTAGTCGCCAGCAATTTGATCAAATGCAATGGATTCGACAGTGCCATGGCAAACAACACCTTGCTGGAGGCAGCAATATACATAGGTAAGCTTGAGAGAACGGTCACCAGGCTCGAAAATCACATATCAAAGTCTTACTTCCCACCACCGCCGCCCATTCAGAAAATAGAGCCGCTCAAAGACCTTTCAGAGGTAGAAATCAATAAACATGTCAAAGCAATACTTCACAATATCAACGCCATGTCGTCGAACACCACGGCTCCGACCAATGAATTGATCAACACTCTTCGCCTTATTCATCAAGTCTCGACCCCCACCCACATCACATGGCTGGAAATATACTCTGACTTTAAGAATTTGTTTCAGTAAATTAGTATTTGACTATTCGGCCCGAAAAGTTATATTATATTAGGTTTAAGAAGGGGCAGGATTAATCATAAATAAAGGAGATCGTCATGTCTAAGCACGTAAAATATCAGTTGTTTCTCGAACTCGAACAAGCCGAGGGAACAAATGTTACGCACGACTGGCAGTTAATCATGGAATCGCCAATCTATGATACAGTAAGGGAGTTGGTCGAGGCTCAGCCAATCCTGATGTTTTTAACCGAGGATGACATTAATCATCTGACTGAGCAGGGAGAGTTGGACGGAGGATTTGGAGAGTTGGGTGGCATTTACACGAACGAACTTTCTTTCAATGAACTTCCATACATATATCATGGTGCAGCTTTCAGCCCAGCTTTTGGATCGTACATTTATTTGCCAGGAGTTTTGAACCTTGGAATTACCTACATTCCTGCTTGATTGATTGCTGAACGGCGTAGTTGGACCTTTATTTCAGTGATGCGGGATGGAGAAAAAATTACGTCGTTCGGTATTTTAGGGGTGGAAGTGGTTGTGGAAAATACTCTCGAATTACGGTTTTTTAGGGTCGCCCGGAGAGCCGCATACTACGAAATTAGGAAATCGTGCTACGGGAAGGGAGTGGAAAAGTACGAGGGAAATACTTCGTTTTTGGGATGATAAACGCTGTTCGACGACCGCTGACCGATTAAGGACGGCGCGGGAGTTTCCCTGCCTTGTGTATTCCCTATAAAAGATTTTATTAAATAAAGTATAGTAAAGGGCATGTAGAGGGGTTATTATTATTTATATTATAGACGTATATACCACAAGGCAGGGAAGTTCCGGCAAGGTACTTAATGCGAAATAACATGATAGGAGGCTGTATGCGGGAAATTACGTCGTCGTGCTTAGATATTACAATTTTAAAGGAATATTTCAAATATTATCCTGAAACAGGATTTATAGTATGGAGGAAAAAGTCATGTATCAAAAGCAGGATTGGAGCCGGAAACTTTGATTTAATGAGAGTTGAACGTGGACAGTTAAGTGAAGAAGATTCTGAAGTTGTTGCAGGAAATAGATATGATGGAGGCAGAAAGATTGTCTTCAGAGGTAAGCAAATGAAGTCGAGAAGAGTTGCTTGGATGTTGTATTATGGAGAGATTCCGAATGGGGATGTAATCAACATAGATGGAGATGTTTATAATGATAGGATCGAAAACCTTGGCGTGCTTACGAGAAGTGAACGAATGAGAAGATTGATTAACAGAACGAGAGCTGAAGGAGGAATAGAATGATCTGGAAGTTTGTCAGATTAGTATTCATATTTTTTCAGCTGTATATTTTCATATCGATTATAAGATGCACAGGAATGTAATAAATTTGGAAAATAAATTTTTGCGCCTATGGGGAAATTTCGTATATTTAATTAATGTGAATTGCTATTAATTTGTGAAGATCAGGCTTAGTCGAATGGTTCGGCAAAAGCCAAAAACTTAAATGGAGATTGACCATGTCCGAAAAAGTTGTAGACGAAATCCAGGCTGGCCAGATTCAGGATGCTGTTGAAGCTCTGACTGAAGCAGGTGAAGCCATCGAAGAAGCCAAGGAAGCTCTGGAAGGCGCTGAAAATCCTGAATGCTCTGAAAAGTCTGAAAAGGCCAAAAAGGAAAAGGAGTATGTTTCTCCTGAAGAAAAGAAAATCCATCAGTCCGAAGGAACCAAAAAGAGTTGGGAAGACCCTGGTGTTGCTGCTGCCAGAAAGATTCGCCGTGGCTGTATCGTTACCCCGCCTGATGGTGTCGGCACTGTACTTCGCTTTGCCAGTGTCTGGGCCGCATTCCAGTATTACGCTTCCGAAAACCAGATCAATCTCGGCAATGTTTCCAAGGCGATATCTTTCAGGAGAGAACTCAGGATGGAGGATGGCAAGGAGATGGCCCTGGAGGTCGAAGGTGTCGGCTCATTCATGTTCAAGGATTGTCCGATTCCTGTGATCGAAAAGCCCAAAAAGGAAAAGGCAGTGAAGCCGAAAGAAGGTGAAGAGGGATTTGTCCCTGCCGAAAAGAAGGCCAAAAAGCCGAAGAAAGCCAAACAGACGCCTGAAAAACCCAATGAAATTCCGGTTGATGCTGAGCCTATGAATGTCGAAGCCAAATGGGATTGACAGAAGCAAAGCATACGCATCGAAATGAAACCCTGGTGAAAGCTGGGGTTTCTGTTTTTATACAAACTAATTGAATATAATGTAAGTGTTGATTAAAAAGAGATTCCGTGCTTAAAACTATGTGACACAAACACAAATCTGGCTCCGGCGAACGAAAATTGATAAATCGTAATGTAAACCATTAAAATCTCTTTGTATCACGACCGTCGAACGACGATTCAACAACCATCATCCACCTTCCAACGTCCTTGGATTTTGAACAATTTCCACATACAGCGGCGTTCCCCTATACATAGACAAATCCAAAAACTTTGAAACTTCCACAAACGCTGGCGTTCCCATTATCATTAACAGAAACATCAACTTTGTTAATGGAAATGAAAGTGGCCCCACGAACAGTGAACATCGGTCAACGACCATGTTAATGGTGCCGGCAATGTTAATGGTAATGAAAGCTCTCTCCCTCGAACGACGACCGGCGACCGACGACGAACGTACATATAATAGGCGTGTTTTAACATCGTATACGGCGCTATCGCATTGCTCCCCGAGTATTTAGACGACCGAAAAACGAAGCCCGTATAACGTGTATTTTTAATCAGATGCTATATTATGTTTAACCGGCTCGAAAAGTTATATTATATTAGGATTAAGAATAAGCAACAACTAAACGGAGAATAGAATGTCTTACAAATACGTTATTACCTTCGACGACGATTCAACTTCCAACTCCTCTCTCTTCGATACAGTCGAAGAAGTGTATGCCGCACTCCCTTTCGATTGGAAGTATTATGAAGAAGTAATTGGAGGGGATAGAATTGAAGATGTAAAGTATTTGAAAGAGCAATTGGATTTGGAATGTGCAATATCGGTGTACGATGCAAGAATCCAGGATTTGTTTGCCATAAAGCCAATTGCCTATAATGTAGCTGATGTAACTATTGAAATTGTAAACTAAAAGGAGCAACGAACGATGACCGACAAACGATGGTCTTGGACCGTGGCATTGGCAATGATTGGCCTTGGGCTTGGCGTTACATTGATCGAATGGCTTGTGTATCATCCGATGTGACGTTCCTGGAGCGCCGGTCGCGCGGCGTGTTTTTGGAAATTTTCATATACATGAGCGTTCCCGTATAGGTATGTCGAAAATGTAAATGATTATGAATGATGTAAATGGCAATGAAAGTGAAATCTGATGGTAATGGAATGAAATGGCAATGAAAATGGAATGGAATGAAAATGGAATGAAAATGGAATGAAAATGGAATGAAAATGGAATGAAAATGTTATGGGCAAGGGATGATGTAGGTATACCTATACCCGGTAGGGGTATATACCTATACCCGGCAGGGGTATATACTGATACCCGGTAGGGGTATAAGCAAGGGCAAGGGACTTTGAAATAAAAAGTTATTATATCGAAAGTTTTTTACGAAAAAGTTAGGTTAATTCGATTTTTCGCCGTACTATTAAGGAGAAGGAACGGCAAGGTAGCCCGCCCTTCCCTATAACTAATAACTAAAAGGAGCGCAAAATGCAGAACGCAAACGCAAACGTCGAAGCAGTCGAGATCGCAAGGCACTATAAAGCAAATCCCGAAGAGGAAATAAAAACGGCGATCGGGATCGGAGTAGCGAAGAGCTACGATAACCCTGCTATCGCTGCCGCCCGCAAGGTAAGGAGAGGCGTATACGTAACCGTAGGAGATGCCGCGCCCGCCTATTACGAAAGCACGTATAAAGCCTTTACCGGTCTTAAAATTCCCGCTTCCGTAGGGCAAATTATTGCTTTTCGCGGTCGCTTACGCAAGCCGGAAAACGCTGCCGGTCTGCCTTTTAAGGTCGGAGAGGTAACGTATTTCTTCTCCGATACGGAACGCATTCCTGCGAAGCCGAAAGCCGAAACGGTCGCACCGGAAGCCGCACCGGAAGCCGCACCGGAACCGGAAGCCGCACCGGAACCGGAAGCCGCACCGAAAAAGGGAAGGCGATCCGCGAAGAAATAAACGACGACCGACCCGACGACGAACCCCGCCCGCGAAGCGGGGTTTTTCGTTTCCCGTTTCGGCGGTTTGGAGCGCCCTCCCCATACCGATATACGGCGAACGGTGGCAGGTAAGTTAAACTAATTTAACTTTTTATAACAGGCTCATCGATCAACGAACCACATTCCCCGGAAACAGTCCATTTTTCAACTTTCTCAGATCACCGAATCACGATTTTTATTTTTTCTGTACAAACTTTTGTTTCAAAAAGGCAATTTGCTTTTTATTAAAAAAATTCGTATATTGCTTAATGGACATATTCAACAACAATAGTATCCATTGACCATGGCAAACATAAAAGCAACGTTTGAAGTCACAAGACATCTTACTGAAGAAGAAGAAGACAGGAAAGCAGCACTACAAGTTCATGATCCTCACGCCGATATACCATTAGCACCAATAAAGCCGAAGCCCGCGACATGGGCTAAAGGTTCAAAACTCACGGACAAGAACGGTGAGCCAATCAGGAAGAAGGGCGTGCGTAACAAGCGATCTTTGGAAATCATAAGATCCATTGAAGAAGCATGTAGACTACTTGGCGCCACCATGGAAGAGGATATCAAAGCGCTTTCACCTCTGAAACGAATGGAGATGTGGTGTAATCTTCAGGAATACCTGAGACCGAGGTTGGCGCGAGTGGAACAGACTGGCGAAGGAGGCGGACCACTCAACCACCGACACACCATCATCACCAGGCCACACGGAACTCCTGGAATTTCAGGCAATGCAGTCAACCATAACTCTATCCAAGAAGGAGAGCCACATGAAGCCGCGCTGTTAAGTCATGGTGACATCGTTGATGAAGACGGTGTCGGGTTTGCTCAGACCGTGGTGACGCACGTGAATCACGAGACAGGCAGTATCGTGCAGCATGTAGCCACGGTCAGACAACTTCCTTTGGACTGCAAGGTTCCTGAAGGTGAAACAGAAGTGGAGATAATATCATGACAGATATGAGTAAAATGACGATCGACGACCATTTTTATGGCGAGGGAAATGTAATCAAAATGAGGAAAGAGGATATTCATAGCGCCTGCGACCCTTTGATCGCAATGCTGAAGCATTTTGGAGTGAAAATTGATGACCTTTGCTCGGTGACCATCTCGGCAAATGGCGAAAATTATGGCATGGTACACATTGATTGCAAGTACCAATACACCAATTCAACAGGCGAATTTGGCTTTGAAAAGGTCAAATACAAGGTGGAAATCGACCGAAAATCGGAAGATCAGGACGTTGAATGATGATAAATGATCAAAATACATACGAAAATCCTGAAGAAGAGTTTGATGAGGATTTCGAGGATTATGAAGAAGATAGTCCTGACAGTGAAAGTCAGTTTATACTGAACTATCACGTGTATTTTGATCCAATTTATAATCCTGACAATCCGAACTACAAACGGCGATACATGATTTGGTATGGCGGCAGGGCTGGCCGCAAATCATGGGAGATTGCTCGTGGACTGCTGTTAAGATCGGCAAGTTCCAAGCTAAGAATTGTTTGCGCTCGTGAATTCCAGAATTCCATAGCTGATTCAGTTCTGAAGTTGTTGGAAGATCAGATTGGAATCATGGGAATGGAGAAGGAGTTCGATGTTCAACGAACGACGATCTACCATAAATACACAGGCTCTCAGTTCATTTTCAAGGGTTTGGCTAAAGCCAACATACAAGCTCTGAAATCATTGGAAGGCGCTGACTTGTGCTGGGTTGAAGAGGCTCAGGTTGTCAGTGAAGATAGCTGGAAAATCTTGACTCCTACCATTCGTAAGCCAGGTTCTCAGATCATAATCAGTCTGAACCCTGAGCTTGCTGAGGATCCAACCAGCGTGAGATACTTGATTAACACTCCGCCGAACTCCTACATATGTAAGATCAATTATACAGACAATATCGACTGCACGCCTGAAATCATCGAAGAAGCTGAATGGTGTAAAATCACCGATTTGGATGCATATAAGCATGTTTGGCTTGGTGAATTCAGGAAGGCGAGCGACGCTCAAATTCTGAAAGACAAGTGGATTGTTGATCGTTTTGAGCCTAAAGCAACATGGGATGGACCTTATTATGGAATGGACTTTGGATTCAGCACAGATCCTATGGCTTGTGTTGAAGTTTGGGTTGATTCTATTGCAAGAAAGTTGTATGTAAGGAGAGAGTCCGTGCGTAGAGGTGTTGAGGTTGAAGAGATGGAAGAACACATTACCAAAATGCCAGGCTCCAAAAGGTTTTTGCATAGGGCTGATAATGCAAGGCCTGAATTGATAAGCTATTTGAACTTACAAGGCTTTAATGTCGTTGCTGCACAAAAGTGGCAAGGGTCGATAGAAGATGGAATAACATTCCTTAGATCATTTATCCAGATTGTAATACATCCTGATTGCAAAAACACAGAATTTGAATGCAAGTATTACAGTTACAAGATTGATAAGCTTACAGGCGAAGTAACAACCAACATAGTTGATAAGCATAATCACTGCATTGACGCTATACGTTATGCAATTGAGCCAATCGTAACAAGAAAGTTCATTAATTATAAAAATTGGGTTAAATGAAAAACAACGGCGAGGAAATTGTAGCAAATGTCAAAATATTTGATAAGCTTATCAATCTTGTTTCTGGAATAGGAAATTCAAGGGATAAAACCAGTTACAACAAGAATATAATTGCTCAAAAGCTTACTCATGACGAACTTCTCGCTTTGTATTGCGACAACTGGGTTGCCGGTAAAGCTGTCGACATTTACGCTGAAGATATGGTCAGAAAATGGCGCAAATACAAGGGTGATCCCGAAAAAATAAAGTTGATTCAAGAAGAAGAAAAGCGAATTGGCCTCAAAGTCAAAATAGCCGACGCCGTGCGCTGGTCGAGACTCTATGGAGGTTCAGCAATCATACCTGTATTCAAGGGCGATACAAATCTTACGATCAGAATGCCTCTTGACATAAATAGGGTGAAGAAAGGGTCGTTGGTCAAATTTTTGGTTGTTGATAGAACACTTCTGAATCCGAGCGGAATGATACAGCTCGATCCGTTCAAAGATAACTTTGGAGAGCCTGAACTGTATTCGATGGCAGGAAATGTTTCAGGAATTCACCATTCAAGGGTTTTCAAATTCTATGGAGTTGATCTTCCATATGCCGCAAAGCAGTTGAATAACTATTGGGGCGACAGCATTATTCAAAGGATGTATGAGACCATCAACAATGCTGGAACTACATTCAATTCAGTCGCTCAGATGATGCTTGAGATGGTAACCGACATCATCAAAATTCCGAACTTATCTTCACTTCTCTCCTCAAAAGATGAAACTGACTCAATTATTGAGCGTTTCAATATCATGAAGCTTCTTGGAAGCATATCTCAGGTCAAAATACTTGATCAGCAAGAAGAATATGAAAGGAAACAAATACAGATGACTGGAGTTAATGACATCATAACTCAGCAGCTGACCATGGTTTCTGCATCTTCAAGTATTCCTGTAACAAGGTTCATTGGCACGAGTCCACGCGGTATGAACGCGACAGGAGAAAGTGATCTTGAGATACATTACGAGAACGTTCACTCGAAACAAGAGACTGATTTAAGGCCGAATCTGGAATCTTTTGACAAAATCATTCAGATGAACCTTTTCGGAAGTCTTGTTGATAATTACTCATTTGAGTTCCTTCCACTTTACATGCAGGATGGAAGAGAGATGGCTGAAACTGAGCAGATCAACTCCAATGCTCGTGATACATATATCAAATCTGGAGTTCTTACGGTCAAGTCTGTCGCACAAAAGCTCATTGATGAAGGATGGACAATTTCTCCTGATCATATGAAAAAGCTTGATGAACTTGATCAGAAGACAATGGAAAGATTGATGAATCCTCCAGAAAAAGTACCAAACGCTGTGGCGAAAAATGAGCCTGGAAAACCAAGCAAAGATCCAAAAAACCTTGTAAAAACCTAATAGGTATCTCTCTAAACTTTGCCTGCCTTGTGTATTCCCTATAAAAGATTTTAATAAAATAGTATTATTTCTGCTGTAAAAGGGATTAATTTATTTAGTTAAAAACTTTAGATATAACAAGGCAGGCATAGGCCGGAGTCGTGCCAAAGGTTATGTAAAAAATAATTAAAAAATAATTTTTAATTTACTGGGAAAAATATTATATTACTCTTAACAGCAACATATACATTGCATGAATAAAACAGTTTACATCACCGATAGCCAATCTTTGGGTAGTCACATTATTACCTCTGAAGGTTATCTCATCGCTGATGTTGACTTTGCAAGGATTGGTGTTCAGAATTACATGAACGCTGAACTTGGCATGATTCTTCCAAATGCTCCGGCAAATGCAGTGTTCGGCCTTTACAGATCAGAAGAAGAGGTTTTCAATAAGGATTCAATGTCCTCATTTGAATTAATCCCTTTGACTGAACAGCACCCTGATGAATTCCTTGATTCAGACTCAGCAAAATACCATATGGTAGGAACAACCGGCCAGAATGCAAGACGCCATGGTGAAATGCTTTGCAACACAATCAAGGTTATCGACAGAAATGTTGTCGATGCCATAATCAAAGGTGGAAAAAATCAGTTCTCGGCAGGTTATAATTCAAGGATCGTATACAAACCTGGCGTTTATAAAGGCGCCAAGTATCATTTTGTTCAGGAAAATATCAGAGGAAACCATCTTGCTGTTGCGCTCGACAACGCGAGGTGCGGTAATAAATGTTCACTAAAAGATTCAAATTCCATGGCAAACATTGCTGAGTCACTTACAGTAACAGTCAGTCTGTCAGATTCCGACAAGGAGTTTCTTGCTGGCGTCGAAGCATCAATCAAAGATGCTGAAGAAAAACTCATCGAGTCATCAGTAAAGCTTGCTGATGCAGAAACCAAGCTTGCAGAAACTGAAGCAAAACTTGCTGATGCCGAAGCCAAAGCCGCGAAGATTCAGACTGACTGGGATTCGTGCAAACAGGTGAAGGATGCTGAAATCGCAACCATTCAGGCAAGTCTTGACGCAGCAAATGTGAAAATTGCTGACACATCTTTAATCGAAAAAATGGTTGACGAAAGGGTGAAGACAATCGTCGATTGCATCAGCATCATGCCTGACATCGACAGGAAGCTTTCGGACTCTGAAATGAAAAAGGCTGTGGTCATTGCCAAATGTCCTGATCTGAAAGATTCGATCGATGAAAAGTCTGCCGAATACATCAACGCTCGTTTTGATGTTCTTCTCACAACCAACATCGTCGATGCATTCCAGGTAAAGCCTGATGAAAATCAGAAGAGCGACCTGGTTGACTCCCAGGCTGTAAGGCAGAAAAGGATCGATGGAAAGTAATTAAAATAAACACTTGTAAAGGAGTCAATTATGTCCGGTCAGATTCAGGTTACTTACCCAAAGACTATGGTTCAGGCTATTCCTGGCCTTATCTATGGTAATGAATTCACGACAACAACGAGGATCGCTGAAGCCGACATTCCGTTTGGCTATGCAGTCAAGCGCGGCACTGACAAAGATCGTCAAGCTTTGGTCGGCGGTGGCGCAGATTTTCTTGGCGTTCTCGTTCACACCCTTTCGCCTCAGGCATCGTACACCGATCAGACGATCAAAGGCTATGCAAACCATGGCATCGACATTCTTCGTGAAGGCATGGTGATGGCCTCACCTTCCAATGCCGTAACTGCTGGCGACAAGGTTGCCATCAATACCTCGACTGGCCGATTCAAAGGTGGAGAAGCGGCTGTCGGCGAAACTCAGGTTTCCAACGCATTCTGGGATTCCAGCTGTGATGCTGATGGCTTTGCCATTCTCGTCATGGGTCTCGGCGCTGTCGGCACTGTCGCTGTCGCTGTCGCTCCGTAATATTCATCAACCGTAAACAACAACACCAAAAACGATGCCAAGAATTATCCAAGTAAAAGACAGCAAAGGCAAGAATGTCGAGATTGTCGACAACTACGGTGTGATGAACACTACGCTTGCCCTGAATGATGCCGATACAGGCATCTTCTTCGCCCGACAGCTGGAACTCAGAATGTCCAAAGCATTCGAGATGCTGTATCCCCAGTTCCCCGCAAGGTCACTCTTCCCGATCAACAACCAGGGTGGACCGTGGGTTGATCAGATCGTCGCTGAATGGTTCGACAAGGTCGGAAAGGCCCAGATCGGCACTGGCGAAGAGAAATCAATGCCGCGAGCCGACATCAAGGGTGGCGAGGTCAAATCGTCTGTTCGTCCCATCGTTACCAGCTTCGGCTATTCCTGGCTGGAAATCCAGCGAGCCATGTCAACCGGCCGTGATCTCGAACAGCGCCGCGCCAATGCTGCCATCTTCGCCTTCGAACAGCTTCTGAATCAGATCGCATTCTATGGCGATGCTGACGCCGGTCTGGAAGGATTCCTCACCAATACCAACATTCCTGTCAACAGCGCATCTGCTGATGGAACTGGCAATCACACCACCTTCGTCTCCAAGACGCCTGACACCATCGTTCAGAACATCAACAGCTGCATGAGCAAGCCGTGGATCGATTCCGGCATGATCCATACGCCGAACAGACTTCTGATGCCTCCGACTCAGTACGAATACATCGCATCCACCAAGATGTCGACATACAGTGATCAGACCATCCTGAGCTACCTGGAGACAAGCAATCGCTGGTTCAAAGGCGGAAAGGCTCAGATCATGCCTGTGAACGAACTCGCTGGCGGTTGCCCTGGCACGAAAACTGACTGCATGATCGCGTATGATTTCAATCCCGACATGTTGGAAATGTATCTGCCCTACCCCCAGAACTTCTTCCCTGTTCAGCTGGAAGGCTTCCAGTACACCGTGCCTTCCATCGGCTTCACCGGTGGCGTCGTCGTGCGCTATCCGAAGTCAATGAACATCGTCGGAGGTATCTGATGAACAAGCTGATCAGTAAAAGCAGATACAACATCGGCTTCATGCTGTTCGGCATCGATGAGAGTGGAGTCAGGGTCAACGAGCGCGGCTTTGCAGTGATATCTGGTGAAAATCTGATTTCAGAAGCGGAACTCAAAGACCTTGAACTCCAACCTCTTTTCAACAAGTGCATTTGTGATGGCACTTTCGTGGTCGAAAAAATCGGAACTGAAAAGCCAGAAGAAGCCTGAAATGGACAAATTGGGATTGCTCGCCATCTACCCTGAATTTGAATCTGAGGAATTGTATCCTGAGATAAGAGTCGATGGCGCAATTTCAAATGCTATGGATGAGATATCAGAAGAAAAGTGGGGAATATATTATGTAAGAGGTGTATATGCTTTGGCGGCACACTTTCTTTCATTAAGATCGATTATTGCTTCAGCTGGAACTCAAGGTCGAGCTGATCTGGTATCTTCAACGATGGACGATGGAACAAGAATGGACTTTATGGGAAGAGGATCAAGCCAAAAGCTTGCAAAGCCTCTTGAAAAAACAGAATATGGTCACGAATATTTAAGGTTGATGGAAATTGTGGCTTATAAACAGCCAAGGCAAACAATTGCTTACTGATGGCAAATAACATTTTTACTCCTGTTGTAAATGCGGCTATGGCCGCTTTCAACGGTTTAAAGAAGCCAATAACAGTAACAAACAAGCTTTCGACCTATAATGTAGAAACAAAGACTTATGGAAGTAAATCAACTTCTGAAGTCATTCACGGTTGGATATCAAAGTTTAAAGATTCTGTTATTGCCAACTCAGGTGGTTTGGTGCTGATAAATGACAGAAGGTTGTCTTTTTTGCCTGTTGATATAACTTGCATTCTTGATAGTAATTCGATAATTCAATTTGGCGGATCAAAATATAGGGTTATTGAAATATCATCAACAATAGATGAAAATAAAATCATAGTTCACGTGAGGAAGTGATGGGCAGTTTTTCTGATCAAATATCTGCTTTTGTGAGAAAATCAAGAGCGAGTTGTTCAGCAATACATGCAAATGCAACAGTAGAACTTGAGAGAGCGATCATAAAAGACTCTCCATTAAAAACTGGAAGAACAAAAGCGAATTGGCAAGCAACGGTAAATGCACCAGCAATAACGGCATTGTATGAAAAGACAGGAATAGATTTTTATACATCAAATTATAACTGGCAAAAAACCGTAAAAGAGTCTGAAGACAGAATGAAGATGCTCGGAATTGATGGTGTTACATATATAAACAACCTTGTTAATTATGTTGTAGAACTTGAATATAATGCTCCAGGAGAAGGTGGAAGTTATCAAGCTCCTAATGGCATGGCAAGAATCAATGTTGCAAGGTGGAAAGAGATTGTTGGAATTGCATTGCAGAAAACACAGTTTGAATTAAGATAGTGGCAGACAATAATAAAATAGCTGAAGCACTTGACATAAAGCTAAGCCAGTTTTCAAGTTTACCAACCGTCGTGCAATACGAAAATACAATGCTTGATATGCCAGATGAAGAGCTTGGCATAGAATCATTTTTCATTCCTGGTGAAAGCACATATCCAACAATTGGAGCAAATGCTCCAGCAAAAGAGTTTGGAATATATCAGATAAATGTTGTTGAGCAGCCTAATGTAGGAAGTGGAAGGGCATTGAAGAAAGCTCAGGAAATAAGGTCTTATTTCAACAGAGGTACAGTTCTTGTGAAAGATGAGGTAAATGTAAGAATTGTAAAGTCAACAATAGGTCCAGGGTTGACAAGTAAAGTTGACCAAAAATACAGAGTACCAGTAAGTGTTTATTATGAATCATATTCTTAAAGGAGAAAGGAAATGAGTACAGCAGCTGTTGGCGCAAAAACGGTCAGCCAGATCATTGCCGAGGTCACCGCTGGTACGCTGCCAGCAACGCCAGCGATGAAGGTTCTTCCGCTTGAGTCGAATACCCTGAAACTCTCAAAGGGCAGTCTCACTGACAACTCAATTCGTGGCGACAGAATGGGCGGCGACGTGCGCCCTGGAATGAACAAAATCGATGGCGACATCAAGTTCAACTATCGCTGCACTGAGTTTGATGAACTTTTGGAAAACATGTTCATGGGAGCATGGACAACCAACGTTCTGAAAGCCGCGTCAACGGTGAAGAGCCATGCAATGGAAATTGGCCACACTGACGTCAATCAGTACAGCCAATTCCTTGGTTTGAGGGCAAATACTCTCGACATCTCTGCAAAGCCTGGTGACCTCATCAAATGCACGATGACGTTCATGGGAATGAGCAAAACTGATTACGCTGGAACGACAGCGGCTCAGTCAAGCGCCATGTACACCAAAGAGCCTTTCGACTCTTTCAATGGCAGCATTCAGGAAGGTGGCAGTGCAAGCGCAATCATCACAGGATTTGACATCAAGATGTCGAACAACCTTGCTGAAAGCACAGTTCTTTTCAATGCCAACAGAACTGGAATCACAGCTGGCAATGTGTCTGTTTCTGGTTCGATAACTGCACAGTTCATCGATGCAGTTCTTTTCAACAAGTTCAAAAATGGCACAAACTCTGCCATCAGCATTACACTCACTGACCCTGCCGGAAAGAGCCACACGATCCTGATTCCGAAGATCGTTTACACTGACTCTGATCTCAGCATTGCCAATGAGTCTGAGCTGACGCTGACGCTGACATTCAATGGCCAGTATGATTCGACGACTGGCACAAAGATTCAGATCACAAGGGTTCCGTAATAACAATCAACAACCAATAAATCCACAGACCATGGACTTATCAAATCTTTCGATTTCGGCACATGACGGAGAATGGCTTCCGATCAATGCTCCTGATGGCACTCACATTCTCGACATGCTGATTGTGGGAAGGGATTCAACCGAATGCAAGGAGGCATCGCGCATCGCCAGCGCGAATGTAAGGAAGATGAAGGGTGAAATCAAGCCTGAAAAGCTTGAAGATGATAACAAGAAAACAGTTATCGCGTGCATCAAAGACTGGCGTGATCCCGAGACTCTGGTGAACGAAATTACCTTCAAGGGTGAAAAGCTGAAATGCAATTACACCACAAAAAGACAGATCATCGATGAATTCCCGTTCATCTATCGTCAGGTGGATGCTTACATCGTTGATGACGCGAATTTTTTCAAGGTGTTGGCGAAGAACTGAAATCAATTTTACTCAAGCAAGTCAGGCTTGATAAGAAGATTGGGAAAGGTGAATCGGCCATAACAAGAAGAGAACATCTTGAACAAGTAGCGCTGTGTGGAGGAAAGAAACATGAAGACCTTGAGCCTGATACAATACCTTATGCTGGTGAAGCTGTTTGGAAAGCATTTTGGTTTTTGTCAAGCAGAAGGTCTTCATTTGGAGGAATGGATGGCTCAATAAAGCCAATATCAATTTTGGAAATAGAAAGTTACACTCGTATTATGAGAGTTGACTTTCGACCTTATGAAGTTGACATATTGGTTTCTCTTGACAATGAATATCTAAAGGTAGTAAGCGATGGACTTGGCGAGTCTTCAAATTAGCATCAAGGAAGCTGGCGCAGCGAAAGCTTTGACCAACCTTGAAAAGCTGGAGAATAGAGCCAAGTCCCTCGAATTAGCAGTTGAATCGCTGAATAAAAAATTCGGCATAGGCAATAATATTGCCCTTAGCATATCGAATATCGGAGAGGCGGCTAATATATCCGCTATCGCTGTTAAAACGTTAAAAGACACGCTTAATAGCATAGGGGTTAATAAGCTTTCCGAACTTGCTCGTTCAACGGAACAGTTAACTTCTGCAAACCAAAAAGCATCTGTAACATACAGAAAGCTTGCCGAAGATAAAGCGAAAGTTGAATTAGCCAACAACAAAATTTCTATATCAAATAAAGCTGTCGAAAAGTCTGAAGAGCAATTGAAGCTTGCTACTGAAAGACTATCTACACAGACAGCAAAAAAGAACAATGAGCTTGGAAAAGCCACCAAGATAACAGCTGATGGCGAAGCAGCCACGGCCCGTGCAGCCAAAGCCACATTGTCTCTTTCTGATGCGCAATCAAGATCTGAAAGAAATCTTCGCAAACACAATCAGACTTGGACTGAGCATATCGCAACAGTCGCTGGCGGCATACTTTTGTATCAGGGCATACGAAAGGCAATGTCTCTCGCCTGGGAAGGAATTGCTGGCGGAGTTCAGGCTGTTTCAGATTATCAGGATGCTGTTATTGGAATGGCATCTATGTACACAACCCTTGCAAAAGATCAATCAAATATACCTGGAAAATATGCTGAAGCCAAAAGATATGCTGAAGCTTTAATTCCAGTTCTTCAGGATATTGATAAGTACACTGCGATGAATCTTTCGCAGCTTATCGAAATGAATACGGCGTTTGCATCTCAGGGCATAGCTATGAATGCAAACAATAAAGAGCAAGTTCAAGGATATACCAATATTGCCAACGCAATACTTTTCTTAACAAAAGGTCAGGCGACATCTCGTCAGATTGCTCAGGAAATCAAAGCTGCTGTAGAAGGTCAACATAGGCCGAGCGACGCACTTGGAAAACTTCTTTACACACAGCTTGGAAGCACGCTGAAACCTACTCTTCAAACTTGGAGAGAGATTGGTAAAGCCCAAGGTGATAGCGGATATATAATTGGAAAGATGGGTGAGCTTCTTTCTGGTTACACAGCAGGATCACAAGATATGCTTGCAACATGGTCGGCAACGACAAGCTCATTGAAGACCACATTTGACATTGTAGCTCGTGAATCTTTGACTCCAGTTTTAAAGGATTGGGTAAGGTACATTGGGCAATTCAATGAATACATAAGAGAGCATAAAAAAGAAATCGCCAGCGCCGTGCAGGGTGTTTGGAGCGATATGAAGACAATATTCCTGACGATAAAGGAAAACATATGGCTCGTTAAAACTGCATTTGAACTTGCTTTCAGCGCGAAAATCATACAAGCCATTATTGCAACTGAAGAAGCTTTGGCAGCACTGAAAATTACAGGAGCTGCTGTTGGAATGGTCATGGGCACTGATCTGGTCATAGCAACCGGTGGACTTGCTCTCTCATTGGTTGGCATAGCATATATAATAGACAGTTTGATTAAAAAGTGGGAGACATTTACTAACGCCCTTGACCTTGCGAAGCTTGCTATGTCAGGCAAAATCACTCTTGGCGAGTGGGCGATGTCAGGACCTCAAGAGGCACAAACTTTACTTGATAGAGAAAAAATAAAACAGCAGACAGGATTTTATGAAAAAAATCCTTCATCGTTAACTGGCCAGCAAAATAGACGTCATGTCGGCGGGAAGTCTGTTGCTTCAAGCAATGCTTTGAATTTTGGATCATCAGCTTCTGATGGTAAAGTTTCTGTGACATATGGATCAGAATACTATACTGTAAGAGGTGAAAATAAAATAAAACATTATTTTGATCCAAAAACAAGGGTTTGGAAAGAAGAGTTATACAAACCTGGAACAGCAAAAGCTGATGATCCAAAACTTGGCTTTCAGCTTGGAACGGCTCCGCCAGCAGCCGACAAATCAGCTGTCTCTGCTGCCAAAAAACTTGAAAGCGAAAGGAAAACTCTTGAAGATCAGCTCATAAGAATAATTGGAAGGGAAGATGATTATACAAAATCCCTCACACAGTACAACCTTGCAATGGAAAAGGTTGAGAGAGCAAATGTAATAGGAGCTGGCAGCGCAAAATTGAGAGCAGATGCTGAATCATCAGCTGTCGCATCTCTTGGTGATTCTTTGAATAAAGGTTATGATAAGATAACCAAAGAGATGGATAATAAATCATCTGTATTTTCAAAGTTTGGTCAAGCGATTGATGACATAAATCAGAGAAGTGTAGACTCAACAAATGCATTAAAGTCATTCGAGGGTGAAGTAAATTCAAGTAAAAGGTCTCAGTCTGAAAAAGCCAAATTGATTGCCACGGCAGAAAAATCTGTTGCAGATAGCAGAATACATGCTGAAGCAGCAACTATGGCAACGGTGAATGCATTAAACAAAGAACTTGCAGCAAAAGGCATATATATAAAGGCAACAAAAGAAACTGTAAAACAAGTTACAGAAGCTGCAAACTCTGCATATGATCTTGGTGAAACGCTGAAGCACGCACTTGGCGAGTCAACTGATTTAAGCTCTGATTCAATCAAATATCTTTCAGAAGTATTCATGCTGCTTCAAACAAGAAGCAAGCTTGCAAGTGAAGGGTTAAGCACTTTGGTCAATACACTTTCTCTTGTTGGAACAGCTTTAAAAGGAATTGGTTCAATAGCTGGAGGCAGGATTGGCGGAGGAATCAGCACAATTGGTTCTGGAATAAATTTGCTTGGAAATCAGATTGATACATCAGGACTTGAAGGTGATGCGCTTAGGACAGCAAATACAAAAAATTCGATTAATTCAATATCAGGGTACACAGCAATAGCTTCTGGCGTTGGACAGATGATTGGTGGCAAAGTTGGTGGAACGATCACCAATGTAGCAACTGGAGCGGCTGCTGGAGCGGCATTTGGACCGATTGGCGCAGTTGTCGGCGGTGTCGTCGGACTGGTCTCGTCCTTATTTGGTGGCGGAGCAACAAAAGAAGATGGAGCTATTGCTGCTGGCGATTCACTTGCAAGCTGGAACAAGATTTCTGAAATGGCAGCTTCCGGTGGAACAACTGCCAAAGCAATGCTTGCCAAGTTCGGTGGAAACATCAATTATGCTGCGACATCATCGCACGAGTCTGATTTCTACGGGATGGGCTTTGATAATCTGCTTGGTGGGACCAAAGACTTTGGAATGTTTTATACCAAGGAGAACAATTACAATCAGGATGTATTAAGCTATCTTGAAGGATTGACAAAAGCAGAGGCCACCATAAAGAGCATGACAAGTTCTGGTGTATCTCAAAAGCTTGAAGAAATCAATGCCAGCTATGACAGAATAATATCGACATATGGGCAGCTTTCAGGACTTGAAACTGCAAGGATGAATGAACTCGTAAATGCTGTGATAGGACTTACGTCAGATTCTGTTACAAGCATGATTGCTGAGTCTATCAAAAGTAGCTCAACAGGAACAGCTGGAGACGCATTCATAGCAAAGTGGAATGAAACTATTGCAACAGCCATTCAGAATATGGCTATAAGCAGTTTGGTTTCAAGTGTGATGTCAAGCTATCTTGAGCCAACATTGGCTTCGATAACAACAAGATTGATGGCAGGAAATTTGAGTTCAGCTGATATGGCAGGTCTGATGTCTCAGGCCACGGCGGCTGGAAACTCCATCGTTCCTATGATCAACGCTTTGTCTGAAGCATTAAACAGTTCTGGCGCAATGGCGCAACAGGCAGCAAGCTCTCTTGATTCATTAAAGAACAGCGCTTGGCAGTTACTGAATGATGTAAGCTCTATCAGAGATGCAGCTTTGAAATCGATGAATTCGACAGACGCTGCTCTTCAAAAAATTATGTGGAATTTCCAAGATGCGCAAACATCGGTTAACAATGGATTCGATGCATTAAAGAGAAGTGTTGAGAATGATAAAACATCACTTACGTCTCTGAACTCAATGCTTGAAAGTGCATTGACCTCGGTTACGTCTAACAATGGTGTCACTCCTGATCAAAGAGCTTCTGCTCAGAATGCATTGTCTTCCATGCTGATAGCGGCACAGGGTGGTGTGATGCCAGATTCAGGATCGTTGGGCGCCGTTCTTGGAAAGCTGACTGCACAGTCATCTCAGAATTACTCTTCAAAAGAAGCGTATTTGTATGACATGTACAGCTCGCAGTCAGGCATTAGCAGTTTGAATGATATAGTGAAGAGTCAGATAACTACACTTGACAATATATTGGCTGCCGCCCAAAAGCAGATTGATACTATTAATGGTGTCGATACAAGTGTAATATCAGTCGAATCTGCTGTTACTGCTCTCAGAGGCGATTTCATGACTTACTTCAGCAGTCAGCTTGCTTTAGCAAATGGCTCAACAGCATCGAATGATTGGTACACTCAGTATTATGAAAGACGGAGAGCTGTACTTGGATATGCAAGCGGCGGCGTGCATACTGGCGGTTATAGGATGGTTGGAGAATATGGCCCGGAGCTTGAATACACCGGCGCTTCAAGGATATTTAGCAATAAAGATTCAAGAGCAATTTTTGATATAAATCCTGCTGTTGATCAGATGGCCATGATGAGGGAAGATCTTAGAAGGTCAAATTATGAAATAGTTTTCAACTTAAAGAAAATTGTTAAAATAATTGATCGTTGGGACAAAGAAGGTCAACCTGCAACAAGAGATAACTGATAATGAAAGTTATTAAGCAAATAACAGTAACAGATGATAAACTTGCATCTGCTTCAGTTGCAGAGAATGACTACGCGGCTTGGGAGGCTGCAACAAGTTATTTGATTGGAGCGATGGTCATCAGAACTGAAACGCACAGAATTTATAAATGTGTTGTTGCCGGAGTTGATTCTACAACCCCTGAAGATTCTGTTGTCTCAGTAACTCCGAGATGGGTTGATATGGGCCCGACAAATAGGTGGGCAATGCTTGATGGAATTATAAGCACGCAAACCATTTCTGCAACAACAATAGAATATGTTTTTAACATATCTGATATTATAGATTCTGTTTGCTTGTTCGGTCTTGTTGGTTCTTCAATAACCATCAAAGCTGAAGTAGATGAATTAGGTGATATGGTTGAAGTTTACAATATGACCAAGTCTCTTGATTCATCATATATAAGTGATTGGTATCAATATTTTACAACTCCATTTTATCCAATAAAAGAAGCATTCTTTACTGATCTTCCGATGTTGTCTGAGATGGTAATTACTGTAACAATTGTTGGAACTTATAATGTAAGGTGTGGGCTTATAACCTTTGGAACTATGACAGATCTTGGCTCTACACAATATAGGGCAAAGTTTGGAATGACCGATCACAGCATAAAAACAACCGATGAATTTGGAAATGCCATATATGTAAAAAGAAATAAATCAAAGAGACTTGAGATTCCATTACAGATTAATAACTTTGATCTTAATACGTTTTGGAATTTCATGGATAGCATAGATGGACCATGCGTGTGGCTCGGCTCTGATGATGACAGATATGTTGTATTATCAACTTATGGTTTTTTCAAAGACTTTGATGTTGATATTGAATTTCCAGAAGTTTCTTATTGTACACTTCAAATCGAAGGATTAATATAATGCCAATAACGAATTTATCAGAACCACCGTCGAGACTTGACCCTTCAGGCTTTGCATCAAAAGCGAATGCATTACTCGGAGACTTGCCGACATTCGTAAGTGAAGCAAATGCTCTTGAAGTAAATGTGAACGCGAAAGAAGCTTCAGCCGTTGCATCAGCAGCTTCAGCGTTGGAATCTGCAAATTCAGCTTCTGTATCAGCCTCAACTGCTGTTGCTGCAACAAACGCTGCCAAGTGGGTTTCTGGAACTACTTATGGAATAGGTGATTGCAGATGGTCACCAATAACATATTATGTGTATCGCAGGAAAACTGTTGGAGCTGGAACGACAGACCCTTCTGCTGATACAACGAACTGGATATTGTTACTTCCAGGAGTAGGTTTCTTGGTTAATGTTACTTCAGATATTCAAGCTCAGTTGAATACGAAAGCTTATGCGGCTGATGTTGCTGCTGCTCAGGATCAGTTAAATAAATCAGTTCCGGCAGGTCATATTTCTGAATGGGCTGGAGGTGATACTCCACCAACAGGATGGCTTGTCAGAGATGGTTCTTTAATCAACCGAACGACATACGCCGCTCTGTTTTCAGCAATTGGCACGAGATATGGCGCTGGAGATGGAACAACAACATTCGCCCTTCCAGATGACCGTGGCGTCGTGCTTGCTGGATACAAGTCTGGTGATGCTGCATTTGGAAGTTTCGGTTCTGTTCTTGGAAACAAAGATGCAACGCTCGTTTACCACGGCCACTCGGTTTCTGATCCTGGTCATACTCATAGCGTTTATGATCCTGGTCACGCTCATAGTGAAACTGGCGGGATTCTTAATGGAAACTCAGGATTTATTCAGCAATTTGCTGAAGGCGGAGGATACATTTTTGGATCTAAGTCAACATCAGCAGCAGGAACTGGAATAGGAATTTATGGCGCTGGAACAGGAATCAGTGTTGCGGCAGCAGGTAGTTCAGCTACAAACGCAAATATCCAGCCAACAAGAGTGTATCTTCCAATCATTAAATACTGACCTATTATGATATTATATCATCTTGATGATGCTGGCGAATATATCGGAGAGTCTGAAGCATTGCTTGATCCGCTGGAGAGTACAGAAAAAAATCCTGTATATTTGATTCCGAGGAATTCGACATCAAATACTCCTCCAGAAGCTGAAGTTGGCTTTGCAAGGGTATATGATGGTTCAACTTGGCGGCAGGTGATCGACAAACGTGGAACGATATTCTGGTCTTCATATTCTGAGTCTCATGAGATCATTCATCTCGGAGTTGATGTTCCTGAAGGAGCATTGCTTGAAAGACCGGAACCTCCAGCTCCGCCAGCTCCGCCAGCTGATCCTGAAATTGTTTCTCCACGGCCTGTTGAGCCTATCGAACCTTTGACAATTGAGCAACTCGGACAACTTTTGCAGAGAACTCAAGAGCAGCTTGCTGCAATCCAAAGTCATATTGATTCGATATCAAATCAGTAAATAAACAAAAATGCCCCAGAGATTTGCTCATGTATTAGGAAACTTGGCTGATTTAGGAATTGTTGGTACAGCCATCGCTTTGAATACAGCATTGTCTTCTTCCAATGTTCCTGTGATCAATTTTGATAACCCGTCAACAAAAATTGCTTCTTATGCGGCATTATTGATAGCCATCGGAAAATTGAGTTCATATCTTTCATCATCAATAGTCAGGGTAATGAAAGCTCAATCGGAAATCAAAATTGCCGAATCTTTTGTTGACCCTGAAATTTGCGCAAAGCTTGAGCATTACAAATGCTACAGGGCACCAGGTTGTGACACAAGAATTCACATTAAACCAATATCAGTAAAAAATGATCAGCAGTAAAGATCCAAAGGCTTTAATTCCTATTGTTTATTCAAAGTATGAAAAATTTGCTGATCAATGCAGCAGATCTCATATTGATATAATTGTAACTTCCACCTATCGCGATTTGGAATCGCAAGGAGCTTTGTACTCTATCGGAAGAACAATAAAAGGTGAAGATGTTGATGCCAAAAACCCTATGGGCAAAATTGTAACAAATGCAAAGCCTGGCAACTCTTTTCATCAATATCGTGTTGCATTTGATGTTGTTCCGATTATTCATGGAAAGCCTGTTTGGAACAATAAGCAATTGTGGGAAAGCATTGGAGCAATTGCGAAGGCGTGCGGATTGGAATGGGCGGGAGATTGGAAGAAATTCAAAGAAAAGTGCCATCTTCAATACACAAGCGGATTAACTCTCAAAGACTTCAAAAACGGTAAAATACCAACTCAATAACGGAGACAAAAATGGCCGGATCTTTTTCTGATTATCTGGAGATGCAAATTCTCAAATGGGCATTCACAACTGACGCTGTGACGAGGCCTACAGCATGGTATGTCGCTCTTTTCAGCACTGCTGAAGGTGACGCTGCTGGCGGCACTGAACTCACCGGCGCTGGCGGCTATGCAAGGCAGTCAATCGGTTCAATGGCGTGTACTGGAACAACTGCGCCACAGGCCGCAAACCAGGCCATCGTTACCTTTGGTCCGGCAACAGGAGCTGACTGGGCGACGGCAACACATTTCGCAATCATGGACGCACCAACTGGAGGAAATGAACTTGCATGGGGCCAGCTTCCCGTTTCAAAGACCGTTCAGGTCGGTGACTCGGCAGCCTATGCCATCGCAGCGCTGGTTGCATCGTTGGACTGATCGATTTATGGCCAGGGCGAAAGCCCTTGGCCTATTTTTTAATTTCAATGAGTATCTAAATGGCTTTTTACACTGATGGAGTTGAGACTATTCAAGCTGTTCAGTTTGATGGAGTTGATTATGGAAAGCTTGCTGATCTTTCTTCATTGGTAGTCGGAAGTCCTGTTGAGAGAATTGATTCAACGTTCATTGTTCCTGGAACCCAAACTCCTGTTTCAGAAGGCAACTACTTCGTGCTATTTGTCGACAACACATTCGGCGTAATAGATGCTGAAACTTTTGAGTCTAAATATCAATTGACCGATTGATGGCAACTGTACTCACATATACAGCAGCTGGAACTTCAACCTTTACAGTTCCTGACGGAGTAACATCCATAATCATCAGACTTTGGGCTGGCGGTGGAGCTGGGGCTGGTCGAACTTCGCAGGGATGTGGAGGCGGCGGAGCAGGTGGTCAGTATGTAATAAAAACTTTGACCGTAACTCCTGGTCAAGTTTATACCGTTGTTGTTGCAGCAGCAGCAGCAGGTTCAACGACATTAACAGTAAATGGTAATGATTCGTATTTCTATCTTGTTTCTGGCACGAACCTTGCGCTCGCCAAAGGCGGAGCTGGCGCAACATTAAATAGCGCAACTGGAGCAACAGGATCGACCACAGGTGGAATAGGTGATACAGTATATAAGGGCGGCAATGGCCAGAACGGTTCTGGAACAACATACTCTGGAGGTGGCGGAGGCGGAGCTGGCACAACAGGAAATGGTGGCACGAATGCCAATGCTACTGCAACAGCCGCAAGTCAGTTTGGCGCAGGAACTTCTTTGTCTGGCGGAAACGGTGGAGGTTCTCGTTCAACTGCTGGAGCTGGAAGCGCAGGTTCAACTGCTGGTGGCGGCGGTGGCGGCGCATGGCGTGCCACATCAACAAACAGAGCTGGCGGCGGTGGCGCAATTGGAAGAGCTGAGATTGAATATACTCCATATGTTCCTCCAGCCGGAAATGTTCTTGGATATGATCATATAGCAACAAATTCAGGTTATTTCCCTGCTGATTGTGGCGGTCTGAATAAGATCGTCGTAACACAGAACATCAACGTAACTGCCATGAGGCATTACGTAAATGGTGTCGGAAACATTAAAGGTGTTATCTACGCATCGGATGGAGCAGGAGGTAAAGCTGGAACAGAATTATATAGGACAACTGCCGCAGCAAAAAGCGCCAGTTATACTTGGACAGAGAACACAGCATCATATACGCTAACGCCTGGAACATATTGGTCAGGTTTTGTAGTCGACAGCGACACCTGGTCCTATTACGACACAGGACAAACCGGGGAAGAGCTGCTGGCGCTGAACGTGGTAACCGGCATATACACCACGCCGACCAACAGCCCAGGGATCAACTCGGACAACGTGGATGTTCAGGTTTCGTCTTATCTGACGTATACCACAGGATCAACAACGCACGTTCTTACAGGGTCAATAGCCGGCCAATCTTCAATAAGCGGATCAATAAATAAGCTGTCAAAACTATCAGGTTCTATTGCAGGACTTAGTGTAGTTTCTGGATCAATGTACAGATCACTTAATGTTTCAGGAAGCATTTATGGAACAAGTTCTGTTTCAGGATCAATAAGAAAAGTATACAATATAACAGGATCTGTTCAATCATACAGTTTAATCGATGGCGCTTTAAAGAAAAAGTCAATTCTTTCAGGCTCAATACTTGGCGCATCGACAGTTTCAGGTTCGGCAACCAAAAAGTCAATTCTTTCAGGCTCAATACTTGGCGCATCGACAGTTTATGGAATTATCAGAAAGAAATCAATTCTTTCAGGATCAATTGCATCGATAGGATCGACTTCAGGAACAATGAAGAAATCATCTTCACTTTCTGGATCGATAGTCAGCGCATCGACGGTACAAGGTCTGTTAAAAAAACTTTCCAAGTTATCAGGTTCGATAATCGCTCAGTCATCGGTGAACGGAACTATAACTTTGATTTTGCCAATATCAGGCTTATCAGGTTTTGTTTCTGCAACATCTTCAATATATGGTTCTCTTATCATAAATCGAAGGCTGTCTGGATCAGTCCAAGGCTCGTCGTCCGTAAATGGAACTCTTTCTGTAAACAGGAGGCTTGCAGGCCTGATTAATTCAACCTTAAATGTATCAGGATCGTTAAACAAAAAATCAAAACTTTCAGGCTCAATATCTGGAACAACTTCATTTTCTGGAACGATCAGGAAAGTTTCAACTCTTAGTGGCACGATAACATGGATTGATTCCTTTGAAGGTTATCTTCATAATATTTCTACACTTTCAGGTTCTGTTTCATCGAAAGGATCTGTGACTGGAAATATTAAAAAATCTTCAAAGCTTTCTGGCTATATTCACTCGGCAGGATCAGTTACCGGTAATATAACAAGGATTGGCAAACTAAGCGGCTCCGTGCTTAGTTCCTCGAATGTATTAGGGTCGATTAACAAGCTTAATTGCTTGTCAGGTATAGTCTCTGGGGTATCGAACATATATGGAAATATCACGGCAGTAAAGTTCATACTTTATGTTAAAAATGGAGATCCAATAAAATGTGTTAACGTATTGAACTCCAACGAGCTTTATTTCAAAGTTACAGTTGATGTAGAAAAAATATAATTTTTTAATGACTATGAAAATTTATACTCCACCATGCTCTGTTAAGCTGATTGCCAAGATTGATCCTACTGAAAACCCTGACTCAGCAAAAGTAACTGTGAAGTGTTCAAGTGAAGAAATTGAAACAACCGTTATTTATGAAGAGGAAATGACGTATAATGAAGAGCTTAAACAATTTGAAAAGCAGTTGAATATAACTGCTTCAGGACCTTTTGGCGCGTACTCGCAGTTTAGTGAGGTGTTTTCTGGCTCTGGCTATGGATCTGATAAAAACTATTTTCTTGTAAACAAACCAAAATAAATTATGTCACTACCAATCATCGGATCACTTATTGATCTTGTAAGTAAATTCAAGTCAAGCCCTGAAGAGAGAACAAGACAGGCAGCTCTTGAAATTGAGCCACTCATTCTTCAGCTTCAAGCAAATCTCGCTGAAGCGCAACATCCCAACTTCTTTGTTGCTGGTTGGAGATCAGCGGCTGGATGGGTTTGTGTGCTGGGAATGTTCTACCAATACATCATATACAACCTTCTGATGTGGGTGTGGGCATTCTTTGGCGTCAAAGGCATTCCACCTCAGCCTCTTGATGTCGCCATTCTTATGACGATGCTTGGCACGTTGCTCGGTGTCGGAACAATGAGGAGCTATGACAAAAGACAGGGAACTGACACAAAACAAATATCAAAATGAAAAGATTAATTCCACTTCTGCTCATTTCAGCAATGAGCCTTTCTGGTTGCCGGAACACCAACAATATGTTTGCTGGAGCCTGGGGTCTGAACACAATGACCAGGAACGCAAGCTCAGAACTTCTTGATGCCAACAAAATCACGGCGGCAGAAGGTCAGCACATCAAGGATGTCAATGATGAGGCTGCTTCAGCGCTCAATTCAGCTTGGAAGATCAGGTTGGTGAACAAGGATGTCGCAAAAACAACGGTTCAGAAAGAAACTGAATCGCTCAAGCTTATTCTCAACTTCCTTGAATCAAAGGGTACAAAATGAATATCTCAGAGTTCATCAAAATAGCTGAAGAGCTGGCTCCTTATGCCGAAACACTGATCAAAGTTTATCCAGAGGCTGCAAAGTTGATCAAAAGGCTTTCAGGGATCGTTACCGACGCTGATGTCGAAGAAATGAAACGTGAAGACGAAAGCGCATCGGCAAGACAGCAGTCATCGATCGACGCCCGCCGAAAGCGTGAAGAAGAGATGGCAAATAATGAGTAAGTTATATTAGGTTAATTTTTTGCCTATATAACATGGAAAACCCGTAAAGCCTGGTCAACTTTACGGGTTTTCTGATTTATTTGACACGTTATACGGCCCTAAAAATCGTCTCGCCTATACTTACCTATACCCTAAAAAGAGGGGTATTTAAGCTGTCAAAAGGTTATTCGACATATTGAATAAACCTCTTTCCCTCCCTTTATCGACTATCGTGAACGACACATCCTGCTTGTTAATAAGGCATTCGATTATGTATTCATCAATAGTTCCTATTCCAGCATAGTTGTAGTATGTAACATCTTTCGTCTGACCAATTCGCATCGTGCGATCTTCGCTCTGAATTCTGTCTCTATACGAAAAGCTATTGCTGAAATAATGAACACTCGAAGCAGCAATGAGAGTGAGACCTGTTCCGCCAGCTTTTTGGTTTCCTATGAAAACATCAAGTCCACTTTTCTCCCAGACCTCAACTTCTCCCTGCAAATGAATAAGCTCATCTTTCTTTTCAAACTGATCAATAATCTCAAGACGATCACTTCTTTTTGTCTTGCCATAATACCTTGCAGATGTGATTCCAAGCTCTTTCAGTGCATTGTGAATATCATCTATCTCGGTTGTGTACCTTGCCCATATAATCACCTTCTCACGCCGTTCGATGCACGCCGAAACCCTTTCCAAGAGAAGGTTTAACTTTGGATTTTCACCTGGTATTCTTACAGCAAACTCACTGCCGGGGTGCAAATAGTAACCTGATGTTATCTGTGAAAGTTTTGTTGCAGCAACAAGCCTTGTGAACGTTGCATCTTCACCTTCATATTCTATCCTTAACTGTTCCTCGGCCTTTTTGTATACAGAAGCCTGCTCAACAGTAAGGTAAAAAAATAATGTTTCATAAATCTTCTCAGGCAGATCAAGACAATCTTTCCTGAGAACGCGATATGAATAAGGTTCAATAAGTTTTGCAAGTTTGTCAAGGTTTTTGTATTGTGGCTTTTTGTCTTTGTCTCTTTCTACAATAATAGGAATCCTGTTTGGATTCAATGCAGATTTGAACTTTTTTAAGTGAACATTCAATATCTGCTTTATAGATGTTATGAGTTCGATGCATCTCAGCTTTCCAGCATTTTGACTTTCAGGATTAAACATTCCTTCAAGTTCATCAAGCTTCTCTATAAACACTTCATAAAGGTCAGAGTCCCAAGCATCAAGAGCTGAAATACATTTGCTTAACAAAGGCATTCTTGCATTGGCAATGATGATTTTATAAAGTTCATCATTGAACCTTTTTATATCAGATATTTGAACTGGATCAAGCTTTACCTTTTTGCCGACAATACTTTTAATAAGAGCATTGTTTGCAGGCAATGTTTTTGCATATTCAGTTTTGAAAGCTCTGAATGATGATGTTTCAAGTATAGCCGGATTCAAGAACCTAAACTGGCTGAATGCGTCAAACGGAGAATTGTTGATTGGCGTACCAGTGATTATCTTTCTGTATTTGACCTTATCATGCTTTCTGAGTTTCTCCATGAATTTAGCTCTCATTCCAGTCGGATCTTTCATTGCATCACTTTCATCAGCGGCAATAAAAACTTTATTTCTCGTTGAAAGGAATTCAAGAATTTCATCAGTTCCTCTATCATATTGAAGGGCATCCCAGTTGAATGCATATATCTTCAATAATCCATATTCATCGTTCTTAATAAATTCTTCACGCTCTTTTTGAATCCATTTTGCGTTGCCTGAATTCCAAGCGATAGATTTGTAGTTTACCCATTCAGGCATATGCTGAGCAAACTGCCCAACAATAGGTCGTGTCCAGTTCTCATGCACGCCATTTGGTGCGATTATCAAAACTGAATCAATATATCCTGATTCCCATAGTTGGGCTATCTCATTTATGATCATCCAGCTTTTGCCTGTTCCCTGCTCACATAACAAAGCAAAGTATTCCCTCCCGGCATAAGTGGACAGGTAGTAAGCTTGATGCTTTAGCGGTTGAGTTTTGAATTTAGAAGGATGGAGGTTCATTATTTCCAGATTAAATATGTTCGTAAATCTTTTATTAGCATTTTTGGAACGTCACCATTTGGTTGAAGCGCAAACCAATAAGTTGATATTGAAATCAATTCATCAACCGTCATTTCATTTACGAAGTCAGCATATATACAACCATCGATCAACATCCATCGTTTGTCGGTGCAAATCAATAACCATCCTACACCTCCAGCATTCTTTTGGTCAAGAAACCAATTTTTCTGCTCTGTTGATACTTTATGATTTGAACCAAACAGAGGTGTCGTACTACGCTTTGGCTCTTTCGGGGATTTGATTTCTATCCAACACTCACAGCCTTCCAAGCATTGGTTTACATCTGGCATTCCGATGATCATCAAATTTTCTATTCTTTGAATTCTATCTTTGAATACCTTGATTGCCTTTCGATACTTCAAGTATGCTGACTTCTCACTCATAATGATATATACATTAATAAATATTTGCTCATACTATACCATCCTATTTTTGTAACTTCCACACTTGAAGTCTGTTCCTTTGCCTATTGACCATCGAAAGGTTTTTCTGGTTTTATCATCAACATGTCTAATCAAAACACGATTGAAAATTATGGAGGTTATTGTATTCAATATTCCAAGCCAGCTTGTACCTCTGAAATAAAATCTGTTTTTAAAATACTTACTCATTTTCACCATCCTTGGTTTTTGTTTTAACCTCTCCTTCAGGTTTATTTAGCCATTTCCATTTGGTTACAAAAGCATATCTTATTCCGTTCCAGAACTTTGCTCTAACAAGCAAATGGGCGCCAACAGGAACTGTATCCATCAATGTTCTTCCGCATCGCTCAAAGTCAAACCTGCCGATCCGTGCGCCTATGAGTTCTGTATCATCTCTGAACTTCAAGTCAATGAATGCGAATGGAGCGCCTTCAATTTTACCACCTCTCCTTTTAACAAACATCTCCTCATTGATGTCACGAGGGTTTTTGTGTACAAGTTCTGCGATAAAAACTCTTTCACATCCATGTCTCATTCCTTCTTCAAATTCACAGATATCAGATACTTTGTCACAGTCAACATTGTACTTTTTAGGGTTTGCATAAATGTGACCATAGTTGTTGTGGAAAGGAAAGATGTCATCAAATTTTGATTTCTTCGCAAGGATTTTTTCTCTGTCTTTTGCAGACAACTTGCCTTCATTCCTGAGCGCAACAAACTTGGTTGCATTGGAATCTCCAATTCCTATCAATGCCGTGAATCCGCCAAGAAGCATTCCATCTTTTACGCACCAAGTCTCTTCTGACTTTTCAATGTCGAACGGCGTAAACTGAACTCCTTCTCGACCCAACTCCCTGAGAAGTTCCAATGCTGAATCATCATCTTTGGCGTTCCTCAAGGTTGACGCTGCAAATTCAAGAAGGTGATACTTCTTCAAATATGCGCACCAATACGATATTACAGCATAGCTGTACGTATGAGCTTTATTCATCTGCCACGAACCCATCGCATTGATAAGCTTCCAAGTCTTCATGGCTTCAGCTTCAGGAATACCGAGTGTTGCGGCTCCAGCAATAAAACGTGGAATGAACTTCTCGAAAAATTCAGTTCCCATTCGTTTTGAAATACCTTTCCTGATAAATGTCGTTTCTTCCCAGTTGAACTTTCCGATGTTCCTTACAATAGCAAATGTCTGCTCCTGGTAAAGTGGAAGGCCGCAAGTTTCCCTCATACACTCTTCAACCAAAGGATGTAGCGCCGTATATGGTTTGCCGTTCTTTCTGTCTACATAGTCATACACGATGCCGGCGCCATACGGTCCTGGCCTTGCCAAAGCTGTTACGTTATCAACTTCAGCAATGCTCTTGAATTCAACAAGCTTTGCCAAAGACCTCATTGCGTTCCCCTCGAACTGAAACAGTCCACAAAGTCTTCCAGAGCCAAACATAGATAGGACTTCTGGATCGTCAACAGGAAGATTATACCAGTCAATATTGATTCCTGTATCTTCAATGACACTCAACGTTCGCAGACCAAGAACATCAATTTTCAACAAGTTCAAAGACTCCGCTGCGTGCTTATCGCAGTGAGCAATTCCTTCAGCATCAACTGTTGCGTAGTTCGTAATCATATCATTGCAGATCAGAAGTCCAGCGGCATGAACTCCAACGTGAGATGCATGACCTTCAAGCTTCGTTGCAATGATTGCATCAGGATACATTTTGATGAATTCCCTTCCAGGATCAGTTCCTGTAAGAGTGTCCTCCAGACAGTTAGTGGCACGAGCATCTGCAATTGACCTTTCAATCATCGCAGTCTTGACGTTATAAATCATTGCCGAAGGAATGTCGAGGGCCTTGCATGTCGTTATGAGCGCACTTTTCGGCTTGTATACTGAGATAGTACCGATGTGAGCGACATTAGATGTTCCATATTTTTTCTCCATATATTCGAACACAATATGCCTCTTCTTGTCAGGAAAATCAAGGTCGATGTCTGGGAGATCTTCGCGCGAGACATCAATGAATCGCTCAAAATACAGTCCTGGTGGGATCGGGTCGATTTCTGTAATTCTTGCAAGATAGCAAACCAAAGAGCCTGCTGAGCTTCCGCGACTTGGCCCAACAAGCATATGCTGTTTTGCGTACCTAACCATATCTGAGACAATGATGAAATAGCTCGTGAAAGATTTTGACGCAATAAGATCAAGTTCGTATTTGAGCCTATCTTCATATACTTCATTCCAGATTCCCTCCATTTTACGATATTTGATTCCTTCCCTACATAAAGCCTCCAAATCACCTTCTTCATGGATCATCGGAGCTTTACGAAGATTGAACATAGGGCATTGCAAAGCAATCATTTCAGCTTGCTCTTGAAATTTGAGTTCTTCAAGTATATGCTGTTTCGTCATTTTCCTGCCAGCCTTCGATATGATTGCAAAAGGCTCTTCATCTTCTTCATAGCAGAATGCATTGTCCGACGTTTCAACGATCCTGAGATTGTATTTGCTTGCCAGTGCTTTTTTCTTGGCGTTAAGAATCAAACTGGAAGGGTTAAGGTCAACAACAGCTTCAACCTCTTTCAAGAACTCTCCATCCAGTATATCTCCAGCAAATATCACGATATTGTTTGTCTTGGATATTTCCACGACATCATGAGTATACAACCTTGGAAGCTTCTGCTGGTACTGATTCGTTATTGTATTGTGATAGGCATTTGAATTGAAATTATACAATTCTTTCAGACCTTCTTGGTTCTTTGCGAGAAACCACATTTTTGTCTGCTCATTCTCGTCACTTACGATCAACTCAACGCCAAGAATTGGTTGAATCCCAGCAGCAACGCACGCCTTGTGCCATGGTATGTGACCCCACGTTGAAGAGTCTACAATTCCTGCTGCTGTACATCCGATGTCTTTGAGTCTTTGAATAACTCTATCAATCTTGGCGTATGTCTGACCAAAATGATATTCCGTGTGAAGCTTTAAGTGAATCAAAGTAATGACTCCAAAAGTTGAGATTCAAGAAGAACTTCAGTCAAATCTTTTGCATCTGATAGAGCGCGGTGAGTTTGATTCAACGGCTTCTTCATGTAATGTTCATAAAGCACGGTGAGTTTTGGTCTGAACCCGAATATGTGATAATACTCCTGAACAGTACAAATGATACACTTTGGCCACGGAAAGCTTTTGTTGGCTGCCGTACTGATTCGATTCAACTCCATACCAAGCATTCCTACATCAAATGGAGCATTATGAGCGATGAGATAATCAACGCCATACATTGCATCGATGATCGTCGGAAGGTACTGAGGGAAAGTTGGTTGACCTTTGAGCATCTCATTTGTGATTCCTCCAGCATTTTTTGTTTGTTCTGCTGTTAGCATGAACTCTGGATTAATCAGCTGGCTGATCTCTTTTACAGGCCTAAGTCCATCAATTATGACAAGACCAAAATCTATGATTCTTGGCTGCTGACTTAACGGCACTCTCTTGGGCTTTGGAAAACCTGTTGTTTCGGTATCGAATACGGCAAAACGGGGCATAATCGTTAGTTTTTTGGGTGTTTTAACACGTTTTACGGGCTTAAAAATAAGGTCGGCGACCCGTAAGTATAGGCAAAAATTTAGCCTATATTTTTAATCAGTCAGGAGTTATGCTTTCCAACATAGCAGAGTAGTTCATAAGGTCATGCGCTGAATCCTTGTGTCCTCCTTCATCCAAAGAGGCGCAATATCGCATGAGCTTGGTGACGATCTGTACGATTACTCCAAGTTTGGTGGCAGAAGTGATTGCCATATCATTGGTATCAATATGTATGCCTTGCGGGAAAAGTGCCATCATCACAGGTCCGAACTGCTTGTATACATCACCGTACTTATCGCCATACTGCATTCGACGACCCATGAGCGTTTCTATTCCACCTTTGAGAGTTTTTTCAATCTCCGAAAGCTCCATTTGCCCGATAGTGCTTTGAATGTATCCTGGATCTGTAAAATATCCCATTCCACCTTTCGGAATATCAGTTGAATGAGAATTTGCTGGAGGATCAAATGCTTTGCTTAACATAATTCTTTTGTCTTTTAGAGTTTTGATTATCTCTTCTTCTGTCGGTATATCTATTATGAATACCCTTTTACGAGCTGAGTCATCAGCGCCAGGTTTCGTTCGACGATGCCGATAATTACGCCCATATGGACTTGGAGTTGCCATGCTACCTCTCTGTTTTTTTCATAGTAAGGATTATTGACCAGCGTGCGAATTGTTTCCTCTGTCCAGAAACTTTTGTGGTCAAGGTCTTGATATGCAATCATTCCGAGCCTATGTGGCACGACGATGTTCAGGGTTCCGCCGACAACCAAAACTCTTTCGCATTCCTTCAGAATTCTGATTGCATCTTCTCCGGTGAGATGTTCAAAGAAATGGAATGCCCAAATTGTGTCCATCGATTCACTCGGGTATGGTATGTTTGACGTTACAGCGTCCCAATCTGGCCAATCGATGTTTTCGCAGTTTGGAAGCTTGTTTGCTCCACAACCGAGATTCAGCTGGTATTTACCTGGCTCAATAAGCTCAGGAATATCACGTTTCATTCCAAGCTTAAAAAATTCGTTGATGTTAAATGACATTTTTGTTTATTCTTTTCATTGTTTGCTGAATGCCCTGCTTTTTGTACATCTCAAGAACGATGGCCCTATCATCGTAAGCCATATCTATTACTGCACCGGGATTGGCCTCCAAGAACATTTTTAGGAAATGCATTTTCAGAATATGGCTTGGCATCTTGTTGCCATTCGGCCTCATATATACCAAATCTGTATTTATGTTATTCTTTGCAAGCCAAAGTTTTGTTGCAAGAATATACTTGATTGGTCTGCCAGTGAATATCACTACGTTTTCGGGGAAAGGAATATCTGGATACCAATTGAAATCATCTATGCCACACCCGCTGTGATAAGCCTCAAGCTTTTTGTTCCTGCTAAAACTATTTGTATCACCAAGCCAATGCTGCCTCCATCCATCATTTGAAATGCAGTTGTCGAGATCAAGTATAGTGTAATTCATAACTTCTTCATTCTGATTGGGGATAATGAACTCTCAATGTACATAAGTCTTCAAGTTGAATTGATAAATCAAATAGTCAGGATTTCTTTTTTTGATAGTTCCTATCTTGGTAAGCGTCTTTCCTTTGTAAACGCAACAAGGAAGTCTATCGCCAAAAAGTTGATCTGTTACGTATTTTATAGATTCAACTATCATCCTTTCGTGTCCATCAAAAATTATGTCTCCGACCTTTATGGTGTTATTTGAAAAGGCATACTCTTTTGCAATCAAATTCCTTTCCAAATCAAACTTTGCTGTTAAAGCTTTTTTCTTCGCAATGTACTCGATTGTTGTCATCAGAACTCCTTTCTCATTTTGTCGACGATTTTCAAAAGCTCACCTCTTTCCTTGAGATCGTGAAATTTTTGTTTTGCGTACTCTTCGATCTGATTGAAGTAGTCACGCTTTTTTGAGAACAGGAACTTTTCGGCCCAAGGGTGTTCAGCAAGTACAGCTTCTGTCAATTTTGATACAACCTGCTGATATTCATCCTGAGTCCTTCCACCGCTCCTGGACTTCACGATATCAGAAATGGTTCTCAGATTGAAGTTGCAAAAAATATTCGTGCTGATATTTGTTGGAAGAATACCTCTGGCATCTTCCGGTTGCTGACCGCAATCTTCAACAAGCCTTTTGTAAAGGTGCTGTGTGATTCTTTTATGCCACCTTATAAGTCTCATTGCCTCTTCAGACTTCATGTTTCCTTCGGTAAAGATGTAATCGAACTCAGACTGGTTCGTCACTCTCATTGTCTGTTGGGCATACGAGGCTGTTCGAGTGCGAACCTGCTGGTGAGTATAGGCGCGTGATACACCTTCGATCAGCAAATTGTAATTCACAAACTCCCACGCACTTGGCACAGTATTGGCTATATAATCCAGATTGGCCTCAAGAGTTGACTCATGCATTTCCATTATCGCATTCCATGTGAAAGGCGTAAGTTCAAGTCGAGTTGACTTTGCAAAAATCAGCGTTTGCGCGGCGTTCGGCGTACAGTTGATAAGTGTTACTTGCATCAGTTCTCCATTGCTTTCATGAATTTTCTGAGCTTTTCATCATTTTCTTCTGCAATTTCTCTCAATGTCTTATATGCAACGTCAAGAACTAATTTCAGACATCCGAATGGAACTCCGGTCAATGCTGATTTCAGCATACACCTATTGTGATATTTATTGTTTGTTGTAGTAGATGCTTGTCTGATAAGCATCAATATGCAAATTGGAATGCCAGGCTGATGGATGGATGAAACAGGGCCGAGGAACGGGGCGTTTTTCATGGCAGGATGTAGTTTTAAGTTTTATCGTCAAAAATCAACTTCGTAAGCGATGCGGGGTTCGAACCCGCGACCTCCTGCTCCCAAAGCAGGCGCGCCACCAGCTGCGCTAATCGCTTATAAATTCAAGTGTATCTTCGAGCCACCCAAGGGAATCGAACCCTCAACCTGCCGATTACAAATCCGCTGCTCTACCAATTGAGCTAAGGTGGCTGGCCAAGCTTAGTTAAAAGCTTTGGTGACGGAAAGCTTGCTCATGATGCAGCTTCCGAGGTCCAGGTTGATGTTATCCATCGGCTGATTATAGACATAGTCTGCCTGCAAGGACAGATCGAAGCCTTTCAGCTTTTTCGTCACTTTCAGGCCGCCGTCAAGTACCATAGCGTTGTTCGTTTCGCCATCCATCTTTGCGATGTTCTGACCGATACCGATGATCATACTGAAACCTTCGCCAATCGGCGCTTCATAGGTCGGCATGATCTGATATACCACGATGTCGTGCGTCTCATTTCCCATGCTGGCACTCGCAGGGACATTCTGGCTTGGCACGCCGGGCGTTCCGTCGATCACGGTGGTCGGAGTTTCGGCGGTGTAGCCTGAGGGAGTTACCGACGCGATGCATCGATTGTTCCTGCTACCAACATAGTGTATCTGCTCAGGGTAGTACGATGACGGCGAACCGGGAATGACGATCGGTGACGTTCCGGGCTGCTCAGGAGTGTAAAGACCAGGATTGAAGGAGAGAGTCGAAAAGGAGACTGTGTTGACAGTTCTGGTGACGTTGAGGCCAAAGCCTTTGCCGAATCCGAGCTTGATTCCGTAGCCGATACCATAGTCGATGTC